ACTATACAATGATCATTGTAAGACCAACACTTCTTTTTATCTTCATCAATAACTTTAGTATGTTCAAGAACATAATGTGCTAGAGGTCGCCACCACCAAACATTGTTTCTAAAATAAGTGCCAACTTGTTCTTGATACTTATTGAGATCGTCAAAGTATTTATCTTCCTCTTCTTTAGGACAACCTTGAAACAAATCCTTTGGACATTTTGGTTCTTTTATTGTTATGTTTTTTGGATTTAAACCAGTTAAATCAAATCCCATTTTTTACTCCTTTGTTAGTTTTATATTTATATCCCATTAATATAGGATAATTATTAAAATGCAACAAGTATATTTATGTTAAAAAAGCTAATAAAATAAGGATTATTATAGTACCAATTGGAAAAAATATTGGAATTCTTAATAAAAAAGCAATAAATTCAGACATCTCATAACAATAGATATTAAAATTTTATTTACAAGTTATAATTTTTTTATATTTTTTATTACTGAATTTGGAATAAGTGTAGTGTTGCCAATAGTCTCTATTCTTTTTTTATCCTCTGACAATGAATAATCGCCAAATATTCTCGTTATACCTTTGGATTGGCTTAATAAGTGCCCTTTAGTAATACAAGTGGCTAATTCACTTTTTTTTACTTCTTCAAAGCTACTCCAACTTGCATTTGAGACAATATCAAACCACTCGCAAGAGACCATTGGATACTTTTCTATCTCTTCATAAATTTTTTTTGGTATAGAAATTTTTTTAGTTTTTCGTTTTTTCATTTTATCAAAAAAAGTCGTTATGTGTTTTCAAGATTTGAAAAATATTTTCGTTATATGTTTTCAAGATTTGAAAAATATTTTCGTTATATGTTTTCAAGATTTGAAAATTCATTTTTTATTCTCCGTCTTAACAGAAACAATACCAATTGATGTGCTTAGATGTGAGTTATGAATTTCATTAAAGGCCACCATCCAATCTTTACTTCGCATCAATTTGATCTGGCGTGATGTTAATGATATCTTTCGCTTCTCCGATTTTACCTTCGAGCTCTGATAATCTTTTTTCAAGTTCCTCACGACTCATACCCTCCAATCCAACATGTGTTACTTCTTTCTTGTCTACAAACATACCGGCCATTTGGCCAGATCTATATTCTGCATTTACTGCAACAGAATATTGTTTTTTATCTTCTGCTTTTTTACTTAAAGTTTCAAATCTTTTATACTTTCTTAATTTGTCCCCTTCGTGTTTTTTTAACTCTTGGTTATACTTCATTTCCATATAACGCACTACATGTGGATTTTTGTTAGGATCGGTTAATCTACTTGCGATCTCTGTAGGCCCTTCAGGTTTATTAGATTGATAGCCAGCTCGTTTAGCAGCTTCAACTTTTGTTATTTCTCCCCAATTACTGACATAAATATCAACAAAAGCTTTTTGCTTTAATGTTAATTCATTGATAGATTTTAATGTATTTTTTCGTTTAGCCATTTCTTGACCTAATAATAGCACAAATTTCTCCTAATACACTTCCTTAGAAGAGTAAAAATTCAAATTTTTTTTGCAAAAAACGCCCCCTCTGTAATTTTTCCTAAAACTGTTGGTATTTTCCTAGGAAATTCCTAGTGTTTTCCTAGTCTAAAATGCTCTAGAATTGTTATATATCAATGTTTTTCCTAGAACTTGCATAAAAAAGGGCTATTTCAAAAAAAAATATTTTTTTTGTTTGTAAGTAAGTGTACTAGGAAACAGCCCCGAGGACCGAGAGCCGTGATACTTGTCCCCATTACCCACACTCTTTTCTCAAATAAAATTTTTCGCTAGACAACGGTCACGATTCACGGAATTGACAAATGCAGCTGAAACCATTATTACTCAAATAGCAATAAGTTTTTCATTTATTGCCTCTTTGTTAAGTTATTCTAGGCTACATAGTTTTTATTTGTTTCTTATGTGGCCTAGATCTAAAAAAAGTCCTCCATAACCAAGATCTACATATACTTATAATTGTAAAAATAACTGCAATATGAAAGCTTTCCCATACTGTTGGATACATATCAAAAAAAGGAAATATCCAAAGTTGTATTAATGTAGATAAAATAAGGCCACTTCCAACATCTATTAAGGTCTCAAATAAATTTTGATTTATTTTCATAATATGCTATACTAAGTCAATGTTTGATATTTTACATATCAATCCTTTCTGCTTTGAGGGTGGCGATTGCTCCCTGCCCTCAAAGTTTAAATTTTTTTACCCACCGTGACTATTCAAAAATCTTATGATCAACAAAGACATTATCAGCGTCCATAATTTGTCTTCGTTTATTTTCAATATTTCTTCTTAATTCTTTTCTTTCTTCTTTATCACTTTCAGTCTTTAATCTCTCAAACAGCTTTGAATATTCGTGCCATAAAAAATGTCTTCTTTTAAACTTTATCAATCCCTCTTTTAAAGCTTTAATATATCTATACCTAACATTATCTGGTTCCCAACCAGCCCACCAACATATTTGTTCAAAATCTTTTGCAGTCGTAATCCAAAAATGAGCATCACACTTATTTAAGCTGCTCTTTCTATCTCCAGCTAATAGTCTTACATCTTCGAATGCATTTAATATTACATGCCTCCATAACTTCTGTTCATTGCAAACGTGACTTTCAGAAATAATATCAGAAGCAATATTAATGCCCATAAGTTTTAATAAGTCTAGAGAGTAGATCACGATAGTGGCCTTTCGAAAATTTAAAATTACAACGATTGGCGACTTCGTAATGATTAAAAACATCTTCGATTAACATCGTGATGTCTGCACCTTTAAGATTTTCTTCTCGGATATGTCTTTTTATATCCTTAAAATCTTGTGTCATTTCTTTTTTTGTATAGTTATCCATTCTCATACTTTAACATCTTCTCTTCTATAAGAATTGAAATCTATTACATTTGACTTATTGTTTTTTATTTTAACTAAAACTTTTTTTGTTTTTTTATTTGGCTTACTGTGAATCATATAAATATCATTGGAGTCTTGAATGAATTGAGGACCCAATTCTGTATAACCGTATTGGACTCCGTTAAGTAAAGAAAAGATAGTAGATTGAAATAATCTGAATTGAGTAGGCGTAAATTTCTCAGCTGCCAAAACCGACAACTTAGTTAAATCAGTGATACCATCCTTTTTCTTTGCCATGTATATAATCCCAAGCTATTTTATATAATAAAGTTTGTTGTGCTTCTGATTGAGGTCCGTGTGCCGTGCTTCCTGATCCGTTACAATGAATACAAGAATGAAGTGTTTTAGAATGTGGGGCCAATATCATACCATTGCCTTTACACTCTATGCAGCTCTTGTAGTTGTACTTCTTATCACTCATATAAAATAATTTTTATTTTTACAAGTAATAATTATAAATGAGATTTACTAGTGGGATCAATGCTAGGGTTTATAACCCACGACAAATTAATGTAATTTACCTGTTATTCTTAACTTTTTTATTTCTTTTGGAGTAATTCCCATTGCTCTAACTTTCATACATTTAGCATTAAAATTTTCTATCTTTTTAACCAATTCCATAGTTTTACTTTGTGGTGCGTGTTTAAATTTAGTCATCCACAACCAATTCCAAAAATTAAATAAGAATCTATTATTCCATTTTTTATTTTCAGTGTTATCTACTTTTTCTACTTCATATTCGAGTGATAATATTTTTCTAGATTCTGCACTCAGTGCCATATAAATTCTGTAAGCTTTTTTATTATTTTTCATAACTCCTCTTTGTTCCACATCATTAATAACAGTGTAATTAAACCAAATATTAACGCAATAATTAATACATTCAATAAAAAAGTCATTTTATTTTATTTATCACATAATAAATTATTAAAAGGCCTATCAATAAACAAACCATATTATAGGCAAACATACCAAAACCAAAAGTGGCACTCATTGTCTATTCTCCTCTACTAATACTTTTTTTATAGCAAGTCCTATTATTCTTGCACATTGTGGGACGATTGCGTTTCCGAGACTTTTGATTCTGTTTGTTCTATCCTTGTCCAATCCATAGGAAATCCCATCAGGAATTCCACAAAGGTTGGCGAAAGTCGTCCACCAGGTTTGTTGTTGGCTAATACTTGATGAGGTAATTTGACTTGCACTAGATCCGTCTTGCATGTTATCGGATTGTATGCTGCGTCCTTGTAATCTGATCTCGTTGGAGTGTGATACATCTTGTTCACTACATCGTTCAGTTTGGCTCCAAACTTTCTGCCAGTCCCAACCCTCGTTACACTCCAACCTGATGAATTCCTTGTCACTGTCTCTGGTGGTGCTACTACATCCATCTGACAACTTGCCGATGGTGTTGGAAATAGTATTTGATCCGCTAAGGCTTCCGATCCTCTCTTCTTTCTGTGTTGGCTGCCCTTTAAATTGTTTGGTCCTATTCTTGAGTCCTGTGTAGTTGGAGTTTTGTACATCATTTTTTGTTCCTTTTGAACTGCGTGTCGGAGTGCAAATTGTAGGTTTACTCCATTCTCCTCCTTTTTCTTTTTGGCTCTCTTCTCCCAAGCTTCTAAAGTTTCCGATTGATTCGCTAAATGATCCGATCTCTGTGGTGTTGGATACATCTTTACTGCTGCTGTTAGATTGTGTTGAGCTGCTTGTTTCCATCCTTTCCTTTTGATCAGACTCTCTGGATTCTCTTGTCCCGATGATCTCGGTGTTGGATACATCTTCATTGTTTCTGGATCCACTTGTTCTCTCAGATTCGATGGTTTGGTTCTGCCCTTCCTGTGTCCCTCCATTAATTTCTTTGTCCCTTGAACGCTTCTCGGAGGCAAGTAATCCATTGTGTTTGGAGTGGCCAATAATCCAAACTCTGTTCCTTTGGTGCCAAGCACCGATGCCTGAAGCTGGAATAAGGAAACATTGGACTTCGAAACCTTCACTTTCCAAGTTGTCTTGCACCTGTCTGAGTACCATGCCGTTTTGGAGGTTAACAAGGCCTTGCACATTCTCCCCAATAACGAACTCTGGTTTAATTTCTTTAATGAGTCTAAACATTTCTGGCCAGAGATAACGGTTGTCGTTTGTTCCTTTTTGTCTTCCTGCAACACTGAATGGTTGGCAGGGAAATCCTCCAGTAATGACATCTGCTTCGAATTCTTGTCCTTTGACATTTCTTATATCTCCTTCAATTGGTACACCAGGAAAATTTTTTTGTAAAACTTTCTGGCAAAATTTATCAAACTCTACAAACTTTACTGTATCAAATATTCCAGTAGAGTGAAGCCCTAAACTAAAGCCCCCTATGCCACTAAATAAATCAATTACTTTTAGTTTGTTCTTCAATATGTGCTCTCATTTTTAAGAATTTTTGTTTTGCTATTTTTAACATACGATCAAATAACGGTTCTGCTTTGATCGTATGTATTTTATTTCTTATTTCGCCATTAACATATAAAGTTATGCTATTAGTCTGATGATCTAACTCTATTGTAAAAAACTCCTTAGCTTTTATTTTTTTTGGATCCGACATTTGTTTCTCCATTTAAAAGTTTGGCACGAAACACTGCATTAGAAACTTTATTTTTTCTAGCTTGATGATCTACATAATCACTTAAAATTTTTGAGATCATTGCACCGGGAGCTCTAAACTTTTCTTTACATAAACCTTTTAACAAATCGTAATCTGTTTTTTTTATTGCTACTGATTTCCATTTACTTATGTCCATCTTTAGCCTCCCATTCAGGTTTTAAAATTAAAGGCTCTTCTATTTCTGTGATGCCCAAAGCCTCTTTTAATTTTTCGTTTTCAGCTTTAAGTTTTTTTATGTTTTCTTGAAGTTTATTAATATTGTTTAATAAACGTTTCATAGCTGCTTCTAGTTTACCCATAGGATCTAAGTTGCCTTCTGGTTGTTGTCCAATAGGTAGTTGTTCATTTGCCATTTTTGTCCTCCTCTGTTGGTTCTTCATAACGACCTTTTAATTCATCTTCAATTAAAATTGTCGCAATGGTTTTGTTAAATGGATAATGTTTTCGTCCTATACCGTCTGTAAAATGAATACCAGCAATGCTATCAACATACATATCCATATGTAATGAGTCCTCAATAGGAGAACCATCAAAATCATTAGATGGTATTAGTGATAATTGTTCATCTACTTCGGCCATGATATTATCGAGTATAAGACTTTTACTCTTTTTGTTTTTCATAAACTCTTAAATATATGGGATAGAAAGAAAAGTCAAACTATTTATGAAATATATTTTAACTATAACCCTATGTTCAATACTTGATGGTGTTTGTACAACCCCATATACATTTCCAATAATTTATAATGATTTATACAACTGTCAATTGGATGGTTATAAAAAAGCTATTGAAAAAATAGAGGAAATTGGTAGTGATAGAGTCAACGAATTTAAAATCTACTCAACTTTTCAATGTAGAAAAACAAATTCTATATGATTTTAAAATTTATTTTATTAGGTAGTATGTGTTGGAATTTCCATGATACTGGCACTCAATGCACACAATATCTTGTAGATAACCTCTCAGATGCCACCAAATGCAGAGAAAAAGCTTTAGAGTTCGGTAGGTCAAGTAAATCAAAGATCGAAGAATTAGAGGGGTTTATGGACTACTATGAGGTACATTGTATAGCCATTGACCCTGAAGGCTATAATGTTGACGAATCTTTCAAAATATCTTATAATATCTTATGACGGCTTATCGTATCAAGGCTTTTGTGGGAGGACAGCAAGTAGACACTATAGTTGATGCTGCCACAAGCACTGCAGCGATTTTAAAGGTGTCGGAAAAAGTGGACCAAGGCGAAGTTAAAGTAACTGAAAATGGTTTCAACTTTACTAAAAGGGTTCACATAACTTATGAGGAACTGAAATGAGTCCTGAAAAAATAAAGTTGTTGAAAGAACTTCAAGAACTTGAAAATAAGTGGTCAGCTGATCTTATGACAAATGGTCTTTGTACAGTTGATATGCTTAAAACTGAAAGAGATATTAGATCAAAAAGAAATGCGATCAAATATCAAGATGTACAAGAAAATTTAGCTAGAGCTGGTTAATTTTTTTTGAATTTTATAAAAGGAAACTTTTTACTTAGGGCTTCTGTCGGCTTTTTAAACTCATAATGATTTATAATCTTAAATAATTTTTCTCTCTTAGCAACAGCATAAGGTAAAAACAATTTAGCAAGATGTAATGCTTTTTGGTGTGAACATCTCCATCTCCATTGATCTTTCTTACCCAAAGATCCTTTTCCAATACCCTTAAAATGTATTGACCCAACTTTTACAATGTCGTAAAAATTTTTGATACAATTTAAATCAGTCATAGCTATTTCCATAGCTACATTCCATTTTTTATAAATCTTACCTAAAGAATTTTTAGCATTATATTGTTTATAATTCACATTACCTTCTCCATCAAATAATCCAGCTGCATATGCAATCATATCTTGATTTTTGTGTGGTAGATTTTTATTTTGCATCTCCCCAACTTTCTCCAATACCATAATCTACAACACTTGGTACTTTAAACTCTATTGCATTTTCCATAATTTTTTGAATTTCTTTTGCGTGGTTTTCATCTTTAACATTAAAACATAATTCATCGTGAATTTGTAACATCGGTAAATGACCAGCATCATAACAATCTAACATTGATTGTTTTGTTTGATCTGCTGAAGATCCTTGTATTAATCTATTTAAAGCTTTGTATGTATAGGCTCTTTTAATGTTGTCTTTACCATATTTTGCAACTGCATCCTCATACTTTTCAGCAACATGTAAACCAAAATCTCTAGTCTCCCACATATCGAATCTACATTTTCTACCTTTTTTTGTTCTTATCACACCCTTTTCATCTGCTGCATATTTACACCTATCTGAAAGTTTTTTAACAAAAGGAACTTTTTTATTATACTTAATTATTAATTCATCTGCTTCGTCCTTTGACACACCTAAAGAAATGGCTAATTTTTGTTTACCCATACCATACATTAAACCTAAGCCTATAGTTTTTGCCTGGGTTCTTTCAATACCTACAAGATCTGCAACTGTTTGATGAAAATCTGCACTAGCATTTTGGTAAGCTTCTACTAATTCATTTGAACCCTCATACCCATCTCCAATTGATGCAGCATAGTGCACCGTCATTCGAGGTTCCTGTTGAGAATAATCAAAACTACCCCATTTATAACCTTCTTCAGGTATAAATAAACTACGAATTTTGGGACCAAAATCTTTGTTTCTAGCTGGGACTTGTTGTAAATTTGGGTTGGACATAGATAGTCTTCCTGAAACCGTTCCTCCATTATCTCCTCGAAGTTGGTTTATCTCTCCGTGTATTCTTCCATTAACTTGATACTTCATTATAGAAGATAAAAAAGTTCCGTGAAATTTATTGATCTCTCTTGCACTAACAATAAGTTGTGCTATTTTGTTTTTATTATTAATTAACCAATTTTGAGTAAAGGAAGGTTCTTTTGTTTTTTCAGTTCGTGGGTACTCTAGTTTCAATTTGTCAAAAGCTTTGGCAATCTGGCGTGATGCCCAAATGTCTACTTCTATTCCTGATTCTTTTTTTATGGCCATTAGTATTTCTTTCTCTTGGCTCTTCATTTCTTTTTGTAGTTCTGCAGCTTTTTCCACTTGCACTCTCACACCTCGTTGACGCATCTTTATTAATATCGGAAGCAACTGCTGCTCCATTTCCCAAACAGTAGTTAAACTTTGAGAAGCTAATTCTTGTTTAAATCTTTGCCATAATTTTAAAGTAAGTTCTGCATCTTGTTCTGCATAATATCCAACATGTTCTGCTGGCAATTTCCACATTTCTGCTTTAGGATCAATACCGTGAGCTGCAGCAGCTTCTCTTAATTCTGTTTCTGCTTTTATTTCATTTAGATAATCTACAGATAAAGCATTTAAAGAATAAGAATATCTATTTTCATCTATCAAAGCGGCAGCTATCATAGTATCTACAATAGGTCCGTTGACCGTGATTCCAGATGCCTCTAACCAACCTACATCGTATTGTGCATTATGAAAAATTTTAGTGTTAGGTAAAGCACATACATCTTTCATATATTTTTTAACTTGTTGAGGTATCATATTACCACCACCTAAATGTCCAAATGGAAAATAACCTTTCCATCCCTCTACTGCCACTGCAAATCCTACAATTTTTCCTTTACCTAATGCCCATCCAGCTCCAAGCTTTTCATTAATACCATCATCTCTAGTTTCTAAATCTATTGCTATTTCTTTATATTGAGAAAGATCCTTATATTCCATAGGAGTATTCCACATTGATTTTTTAAAAGTTAATGTAAGTTGTAAACCATTACTCATTTATTTTTACTAATGTCCTTACTATAGTTGTTGTGGGGTTTAGATCGAAGTCTTTTGTGCAGCTTAGTAATAAACTGTTTGACAGCACAAGGACCACAATAATAAATTTCGTTTTCAATAATAACTGCATCCTTTTCACACTTTGAACATTTAATTTTTTTTCTTGTTGTCATTTAAACGATCTTTAAGATGTTTTATTTCTAAATCACAATAATGTTTTATTTTTTCTAAATCTTCAAATGGTTTACCTTTAGATAAATACCTACAAGCATATCTAATTATATTAGCTTGAAGAGGATTTAAATTATTCTTTCTTATAAATGTCCAGGGTTGAATTGAAAATTGTTTATAATGACTTCCTCCAACTTGTTTGTCATCAGGAAAAGTTTCATCAAATATATCTTTATTTGTCATTTTTTTCTTGTACATATATTAAATAGTCTTGTCCAATTGGATAGTTAAACTTATAGTCTGTTCTCAACAAATGTAAAGTTTTTCTTGCTCTAGTAACACCAGTATACCAAACTTTGCGTTCATCACTTTTTTCTTGTTTATTTTTACTTTTATAATCTGAAGGGTAATTACCTTTGCTATATAAAACAACATGATTTGCTTCTCCACCTTTAACACTATGTATTGTATCTATAGTAATTAACGGATCTTTATCTAATTCTTTTTGGCCATATCTTCTTAATAATCTAATAAAATGTCTTACTTGTTTGGGTTTAAAATTTCTTCTAAGTATCCAATACCAAGGTTTAGTTTTTTGATTATCATTTAATGTTAAACCACACCATTCTTTTAAAGTTTGAAAATCATACTCTCTTAAATCTGGTTCAGATCTCCAAAATTTATCTAATCTATAAGCTGGATCTTCTAATTCTCTAATATATTTATACATATTACGAGCTGCTCTTTTATCAATTTTTTTACCTTTTGTGATTGCAGTCCAAGCTTTTATTGATTCCCATTGTTTCTGATCAAAACATTTTGTGCCTTTATTATCTTTGTAATACAGTCCAGCATCTTTGGCTAACATTCTAAGTTCATTCACAGTTTCGTTAATTCTACCGAGTATGTACCAATCCTCATTAAAATTTTCAAAAGGTATTTCTTTAAATGATAAATATGCTCTGACATAACCTTTTGTTCCACCAGGTAAATATTCTTTTTCCTCACTATCACTTATACCTCTTCTGATTACTTGTGAAAATCTATGAATGGCCTCGCCAAATCTTTGTGTTCTTCTAAGTTTTACTTTACGACCAGGAAAAAATTTTGTGAAATATTTAGGATCAGCTCCATTCCATTTATATATTGCTTGATCATCATCTCCTGCTAAATATATTCTGTCTACCTTGTGAGCCATCTTATATATAACCGACCATTGTAAAGGAGTGCAATCTTGAGCTTCATCTAATATTAAAACTTTTAAAGCTGGAAAATCTATTTCTTTTATTGCTCTTTCAATCATATCATCAAAGTCTATAAAGGATCTTTCTCCCCCACCAGTTTTGTAATGTTCGTAAGTGCTTATCTTTCTAAGGAAAACAGTTAATGAATCTCTTTTGTAACTTTCTAATTTATATGCTTCTTCTGGTTTAATTAATAAATTTCTAGCTTTACTATACACACCTAAAGACCAATCTTTATACATAAAATTATCATCAGCTAATCTTTTATCACTTGTTTTAATTACTTTTGTTTGTAATGCAAAATCTATTGTGCAATCTTTAGGATCAAACACTTCTTCTGGAAAGTATCTCCTACAATAAGTGTGTAGTGTTTTAAATCTTGAAAAGTCATCTGTGTTATATTGAGGAAAAGATTCCATTGCTCTTCTTACTGCAGTATTAACTGCTTTATTTGTAAAAGATAAGTAAGCTATCTGTTGAGGTTTAACACCTTTTCTTAAATAACTTTTTAAAACTTTTTCTATTAAAGTATATGTCTTACCAGTACCGGGAGGACCAAAAATCTTTATAGTTTTATGATAAAGCTCCTTTAATATTTTAAGTTCTAAATTTTCCTGTGTGGAATTCGTCATCCATCTCCGATACTGCTTTAGCTTTTGTTGGTTTACTTGTCTTCTTATAGTCTACAAATTTTGGCATCTCTACCGACCACACATTTTTAACACCCTCGTGATAATCTATTCTTTCACAACCTAGTAAATGCATAGCCTCAGCTGCACTTTTAAATGTTTTATCATTACCTAAAAATTTTTCAAAAGTAATTTTTTTAAAGTAACATACATTTGTTTTAGAATCTAAGACTACATAATTATCTTGAAGCTTATCAAAGTCATCTTCTTCAATATGACTTTCAAAGAATTTTTTGAGAAAATTATATTTCTCTTCTCCTAGTGTGTCTTCGAATTTCATTTTTTCGTTTTCTACTGCCTTTTTAACAATAGTAGACATAAGCATTTCAAAAGGCGATGGTCCACTTCTAGGTCTTGGTAATGTAATCCAATAAATACCATATCTTAATAATTTTACTCTAAATGATTTTTCATCTTTCATATCCTCGGGACCAATAATAATTTTTTCTCCTTGAAACACAAAAGAGTATTCAATTGATTTTGTACTTCTAATAAATTCAATATCTTCAAAGTCATCTATTAAATCCGGTACTTGTGAGCCTATACCCAACTTTCTAAATTTACATAGATCTTTATTGCATATTGGTGTTATAGCACCTAGCTTAGGTGGACACTTGTAATTGTAATCTTTTTTAATAACTGATTTTGCTACAGAGTTTTCAACTTCTCTTGAATCCATTGGTGTCACAAAAATTTCTTGGTTTCTTTTCAAAAGTATTTGTCTCATTTCTTCGATACTAATTTTACCGTCAGATTTTTTCATTTCCAAAACACCAACGTTATAAAGCAAATCATTTCTGTGATTACCTGACCACTTATCCATAATCATTTTTTGCACACAAGGTGGGTAGTGTTTCCAATCCTCTTCGGGCTCATATTCTTTAACTTTTATAGTTTGTAATTGTTCTAAAGAGAGAGTTTTATCTTTTATAATCTCTATAAACTTACCAATTAACACTGGTGTATTTGATTCGTTGTAAGCAAATTCAGTGGTGGCATTCATATTGAAATAAGGCATATTCATACACTTATTCATTGGAAATACTTCTAATGCTTGGAAGAAATTTTTATTCCATTCATTTAATTTTTTTAAAACATCTTTTACAGGATACCAATTATCTAAAAACAAAAACAAATGAAGTCCACCTGATTTTGATCTAACTGGTACTAATGGTAATTGGTTATCTCGTAAAATATCTATAACTTTTTTTTGTGAATAATCTTTATAACTTTGTGGATCAATATCTATACATCCCCACTTACACATATCATCCTTTTCAGGTTTGATACCTATTCGTTTTGTGCCTTCTAAATGTTCTTTCCAAATTTCAAGTGTAACTGGTTCGTGAACCGTGAGAGTTTGACCTACTGTCTTTCCCCGTTCATCTACCTCTCCAGTAAGAGAGGTAGTGATGAACAGTTCAGAATTTCCCTCAAATATTTTTAAGAGTTGCTCCTCCATAAAAAATATTAAAACGGAACACCAGTTTTTTCTTCGCTACTATTATTTCCTTGAGCTTGATTATCTTGAGTAAAATCTACTTTACCAAAAATATCACTCTTCATAGCACTTTGATAAAAAGCTTGAGTAGTTTCTAAACATTTCAAATGATCTTTAGTGTTTAAAAATTTATCAAACTCTACCACCCAACCATACCAAGAGTTTTGTGAATTAGACTCTTTGGTTGTGCTCAACTTGTAAGAAGTCGACCACGATGGTGGATTGAACATACCATTCTTACCTTGTGCTCTTCTAGACATAATCATAGAATTCCAAGTCTTTGATTTTTTCTTTTGAGTAGATTTCATAGTAATCAAAGCTTGTTCCATCGGATTATAATTTTCATCCAAAATAAAAACAAAATGATTACCAGTATCTTCAACATAGTTTCCGTTTTCTAATCGGTCTTTGTTGTCTGCACCTCTTGTTGTTGTGGACATAATAGCTGGATCAGTATGTATTGCTACTGGTCTACCTGGACTATCTCCTTTGTCTTTCCACTCGTTAAAAGTGTTTATGTAAAGACAAGGCACTACTATTAATCCTTGTCTACCTTTCCAAACTTTACCAGATGTTTCACTCCATATGTCTCCTTGCTTTGCAGTCTCAACATACTTACCGTCTGTCTCATCCAACACAGGAGAGTTGGCATAAAGTATTTTTAAGATTGGTAGTTTTTGATCTCGAGCTGTCACAAACTCTTGACCTTGACCTGCCATCTGCTCTAAATTTATTGCAGTTGGAAGGTTATCTTTTTTTGTCGTCATCGCTTTTTCTTTAGTGATCATGATTGTTCCTTCGTGGTTATTTTAGTTTTATTTGCAACGTAGGTTCCAAACAGCTCTGCAGGAACATCCTTACCTAAGTCTTGAATTTGTTCTCTAACAAATCCCCTTAAACTACTTGGGTGTACGGTTGTTTTCTGTTTTACTGGAAGACCTTTCGCTTTCAGCTCCTCTATAATTGATTTAGCTTCATTGTCTTGTTTCATACCAAATTCCAAAGACACTTGATTTTTAATCAAATCTCCATGGCCATTTTCTCTAAGCCAATTAAAAGCTTCATCACTTTTAGACGCTGGTATTCTAGCTGAATAGAATGGTTTTACCTCAACGGATGAACCATCTGCTAATTTTAGCAGAGATAAACCAGCTTGTTGCATTAAGTTTGGAATTGTTTGCTCAGAAAGAGTAGTTTCGACCTCTTTTAACTTTTTAAGTTCTTCTTCAGCCGTCAATATTTTTTTCTGAGTTTCCAATAACTTATTGCAAGATTTAGCAATGTCTGTCGACATGCTAGTATCTACCTTTATGATAGATTCTGCTTCTAAGTCCATAAGAACCTCCTTGTGCGTGAATCAATATATTATTAATTTGATTTATGCAAATAAATAATTTAAATAATTCTGCGTGTACAATTATAAAACAAAACCTTTCAAACATCAAAGACAATCTTTAATTGAGGGAGCCAAACCATATAACTTTGCTTATTTTATGGAAATGGGAACTGGTAAGACTAAAGTAGCAATTGATAATGCAGCATACTTATATCAAGAACAAAAGATCGATTTTGCATTTGTTATTGCACCTAATTCAGTCTATCAAAATTGGAAAAAAGAAATAGATTTTCATTGTCCAGAAAAAACTAATATTTATATTTGGAAAGTAACAAAAGATAAAACATTTAAATTAGACCCAAAAAAATTAACATTTATACTAATGAATGTGGAGGCTTTATCTCATGCATCTGGAAAAAAATGGCTTGAATATAAACTTCTTAAACACGGTATGAGAAGTATGGTTATATTAGATGAAAGCACTTCTATAAAAAATCTGAAAGCTTCAAGAACTAAAGCTATAATTAAATTAGGCCAATTAGCTAGATATAAAAGAATTCTTACTGGATCTCCTATAACAAAATCTCCACTAGATTTATTTTCTCAATGTGCTTTTCTCGATAAAAAACTTTTAGGCTATGAAAACTTTACAGTATTTAAATCTAAATATGCAGTTATGTATAGTATTGAAAGAGGTGGTTATAATATACAAATTCCAAAATATTATATTAATTTAGAAGAATTAGAATACAAATTAAAAGCATTCTCTTATAGAGTAAGAAAAAAAGATTGTTTGGATTTACCTGAAAAAATGTATGTCCAAAGGCATATTGAATTACCTGATGAACAGAGAATTGCTTACGAAAAACTTAAAGCTACTGCAATTATTTTGTTAAAAAATGATGAAGTTTCTTACAACAATAAGTTAACAGAACTTTTAAAATTACAACAAGTAGCAAACGGTTTTGTTAAAACTAACGATGGAAAAATAGTTGATTTTAAATCAAATGCTAAACTGAAAGAACTTATGTGCATATTGGAGGAGAGTGAGGACAAGTGTATTATATGGGCTAATTATGTACACAATATAGAAATGATTAAAAAAAAACTAGGAGAGGTATATGGAAAAGATTCGGTGGTTTCGATATACGGAAAAGATTCAGTGGATGTTCGTAATAAAGCTGTTGAAAGTTTTCAGTCTGATGACAGATGTCGTTTCCTTGTTGGGAACCCTACTGTTGGTGGTTATGGTCTTACCCTTACTGCTGCTAGGTATGTTATATATTTTAGTAATTCTTACAACTTGGAAGTCCGTCAACAAAGCGAAGATCGTGCTCATAGATATGGTCAAACTTCTCAAGTCACATATATAGATCTTATAGCTTCTGATACTATAGATGAAATGGTTTTACATAATCTAGAAAATAAAATAGAGTTATCCGCTAAGACTCTTGGGGAACAGGTTCAGAAGTGGCTTTAGTTTTATAATATCTATTCACTCTTTCTAACCATTTTTCTTCGTATTCTTTTAACTTTAATTCGTCCATTTTAAATTCTTGATATAGAATATCTTTTGTACAAATACATATAAGGCCTTGTGTTATGGGACCATATTGTTCTTTATGTGCTAACGAATATGCAGCTATTTGATAATAGTAATCTTCTACAAACTCTTCTCTCTTCGGTTTATTACTTTGTTTAAAGTCTATTATTGTAGGCTTATCATCGTAAAGGCCAACTACATCTGTAGCTCCTGCCCATTTGTCCTCATAAGCCAAACTTACTTCATTACCCCATACCTCTTTTAAAAGGTTAAGATTGTTTACTATTTCGTGAGCCATTAAACGAGCTTGGGAGCCCTCTGGAGCTAGGTTAAGGTAGCCACGACCATCTATGTAGTTTTCTAAGACATAGTGCATCTCCGTGCCTCTGAGAGCCGCCTGAGAGGTAATTCTAGCTGCTTCTTGGTATCCAACTCTTGCTCTCCAATCATCAAGTCCTTTTTGTTTTTCAGGACTTTGTGTGGCACTTAATATTGTTGTAACACTTGGTATTTTTTTGTTACCTACATTATAGGTCCGTGAACCGTCCTCCTCTTGTCTAGTATATTTTTTATACTTGTATTTATTAACTTTTTTGAGATCGGTTATTTGAAATTTGTTATTATCCTTTATTAGACGCACATAGTCTTTTAATTCAATTTTAAGATAAGAGCAACAACTATTCCTAGTAAAGTTGTAATAATAAAAGCTGAGCTTGAAATCATAATTTTTTCAAGCCTATGTATATCTTGATGTAAGTCTTTTATTTTTTTATTGGTTTCTCTTTGCATAATAAGGCAAAGCTTTTCGTGATCATCTATTCTTTGATGAGCTAAACTATCTCTAGAAATTTTTTTTTGCACTTACAATCCCACCTTTATTAAAAAGATTAAGAGCTTGAGCTAATTGTAAATTAGATTCTTGAGCACCACCAAGAGGTAAGTTAGACGGTGTTACATTTGGTAAAGGTATACTAGCCGTATCTTTTGGTGGCATATTAACTATTGTTCTTCCTCTACCTGTATCAATTTGTATAGGAGGTGCAGCTTCTGGATTAGGAAGTATATCCCCTTGTGCACCCTCTAATATGCCAGTCCTAAAAAAATTATCATATTGAGTTTTGTTTCCTTCTATTTCACTCATCATAGCAGTTGCATCTTCAGCTGCAATTAAACCTTCATCGACCAAAGCACTAGACAGTTGTCCAAAATATCTTGTAAGTTTTTGTGTTGAATCAATTGTTAATCCTTTACCACCCAAACCATTTATTAATAAGTTAGTAATTTTTGGACTTGAAAAAGCTCTAGCTATACCTGCAGGACCTAATACAAAAAACGCAGCAGTGCCTGGATCAATACTACCAGTGCCTCCTAAGAATAGACCAAGACCTTGTGATAGAGCTCCAGCTTGATTTAATTGTAAAAACATTACCGGGTTTGATCCAGCTTCAGATGCTTGTTTAATTTTACCTTCAAGTATGTTTATACTTTTCGTATAATCTTCTATAGCTTTAGATTGAGTATTAGTTAAGAAACCATCTTTTTTCATTAGAAATCTGTGTTGCTCTAAAAATTTAGTAGCCTTACCTCTTGCTAATACTGGATACTGCCCTGACAAATCTCTAGAATTATTTAAAAAATCTTTAAAGAATTGACCCCTAACAGAATCTTTAATTAGTTGTTTATTTGGAAATACATCAAATGTTTTTCCATTGATGGTTGTCTTAGACTCATCTAAAACTTTAAAAAACTGATCATAATAACTTTCTTTGTTAGCTGCTACTATTTGTTTATATATTGTTTCTTGTCCCTTTTGAGTGTTCATAATTTTTTTAAGGGTTGCATCTCTAAAAAAGTTAGCACCAAAATTAGAGAACTGTGCAGCTGTTCGTCTTAAATTATTTAAGCTACTTGGTAGTGGAGAGTTAGACATCATAGCCTCCATTCTTTTTAAAAGCTCAGCTCTAACAGACGCTGCTTCTCCTACTGGTCTCATATTTCCTATTGATGTATAAACTCTTCTAAAATCAATAAAGTTCATTCTTTCTCCCATGCCATCAACTAAACCTAGCATTTTATATATTTCTGCTCCTTCATCAGTATTTCTAATATTTGCAAATTCTTTTAGAGAACTACCAACATAATCATCTAAACTAGAAACTGTTTTATTTAAATAATTTCCAGCCGCTTGTCTTTCCAAAACATTTAATGTTCTAGGAGCACCTTTAATAATCAAATCAAATTTAGGATCAAATGTTCCATCAGGTCTTCGTGCAACTCTATTAATTTCATTTGTTAAATCATTCCACATTCCTCTTTTTGTTGTTTCATAAAGAGTTTTATTATTTGTTATTGCATCCTGTACTAACTGACCTACTGCATAACCTGTATCATCAAATGCTATTCCATCTAAAGTTTTAAATCCTTGAAGTGTTTGATCTACAAATGCATCTATACCATTTAAGGTTGCCATTTTACCACTTTGTTCAGCTGTTCTTAATTTACCAGAACCTATAATTGCACTTCTTGCAGCAGAAGACATAAAATTAATAACATTGTTTTCACTTATAAAACCTGGTGTGATGTTTGCTTTTTCAATATCTTTAAAAAATGATGATGATCTAGTTTTAAATTTATCAATTGATGCTCTAGCTCTGTCAGGATCTTTTAATATAGCTAATTGTTCTTCTGTTAAGCCTTCTCTTTCGACTCTATTTTTTTTGTCTAATTTTGGTTTTGATAAAGTATCTAATTTTTCTTTAGTAATTGCTTTACCTTCATCTATCTCTTTTAACACTTTGAAAAATTCTTTATCTCTTGCTAACATATGAGTAGCTCTTTCAGCACCTGCAATAGTATCAATAGTTCCTTTAGTAATTTTGTTATAAGCTTTTGAAAGTCCTCCTGCTAAACCAAAACCTAAAACTTCCCCGAAAGCACCTTGAGCTGCACCTCTTGCAACTTCTTTAACAATACTTTCTCTAGGATCGAATGTTTGTGCTATACCAGCACCAGCTGCACCCCCAATTCCAGCACCTGCCGTTGCATATCCTACTTTTTGCATTGTGTTAGCAGATATATTTAATAAAGGCCTTACGAGTCTTGCAGTTCTTGCTGCTAATGCTCCTGCAGCAACTAAAGATCCTCCTCCAGTTACAGGAGCTAATGCTGCACCAGCTAAACCCCCAGCAATTGATAATCCAACTTCTGTTACTATTCTCATAAAAGTTGGGCTTTTTAAAAAACTTTCTGTATCTTTATTATATTTACCTTTTTCAGCGTCTAGTAAAACATCTTCTGGACTAATCATTAATTCATTCTCTGTATCAAAATCAAAAGTTCTTTTTTGTTTTTGTCCAGATAAAAATGTATCTATTGCTAGTTGTTCTTTAGGAGTAGGTTGATCTCCTTTGATTTTAAATTTTTGTCCACTTATAATTATTTCTGACATATAATTTCCTAATTTCTTGTAACATCAATTACATCGCCTTGTTTAACTAAAGATACTTCTCCTGCTAAGTCTAAATAATTTTCAGCTCCTGCTCCTGATTGTTCCATTATTTCCATAGCAGTCATAAAATCTGCGTTATTATTTTCTGCAATTTTAATTGCATCTGCAAAATAACCATCTAATGCTTTCATTTTACCTTCAAATGTAGCTTCAGTATCTCCAAGTTGTGGTATTAATTTTGTAATTCTTTTAGCTTCTTGTTCTGAAACGGCTGCACCAGAAATTGCTTGTGTTATAAAAGAGGTAGCTTGTTGTATTTTTGCTTTCATAGATGCATAATCTTTTGAGTATGAAGTTCCTCCTGCTCTACCTAATGTAGCTCTTATTCTATTTATGTCTGCAAAACCAACTGGTTTACCAAGTCTGTAATAATCATCTTGAATTTTTGATAAAATACTTCTTACTCTTTTACCACCTTGAATTTGTTTTATTTGTTCAGCCGATGGTTTAGAAACAATATTAATTTTACCATCACTACTCATTTGTGCTATTGTGCCAGTGGGTAAATTATAAGCCTTTACCTCCTCTGCAGATAAAGTTCTTACACCTGATCCAGAGCCTTTTGCTTTTTCTACTGATAAAATAGTTGCAGGTAATTTTGCAAAACCTTCTCCAAGTGCACTAAATACAGGAGCAATTCCAGATCCTTTAGATTGTAATAATGGAGCTGCAAGAGTTGCTGCATAAATAGCTTTTTCTTGAGAGCTTAATGAACCTAAACCACCTTTTTGAAAATGTTTTATTGTTGGTTTAAGTGATTTAAAGTATCTGTCTTTAAATAATTTTCTAGTTAATACTTTATCCATTACTGCCTCGGTTGCATTAGATTGTAAGCAGAGTAAGCACCTAGTCCAGCACCTAACGCCTGTCCAACCGGGTTAGCACTTGGAGCTGTAGTTTGTGTTATTGTACTACTTGCTGTTGGTAAATTAGTCATAATACCTTTTAAGAATTCAATTCTTTGGAATGGTTCGTATGATCTTTGTAATGCAGTTTGTCTTTGTGCATCTAACGCAGCTTGACCTATTCCTCTTTGAACTGCCCCCGCCTGCATTTGAGCTTGAATATCTGCAAGAGACATAGCTTGTTGTTGAGCACCTACTTGGCCTAAAGCAGTACCAGCAGCTAATTGTTGTTGTCTTTGTGTTTGAGCTGCACCTAATGCAGTTTGAAATCCTTGTGCTTGTGCTTGACCAATGTTTGCAAGTCTTGCTCTTTCTATTTCTGCTTCTGCAATACCTTGTCTTCCACCACCAAATGCACCACTAGCCACAGCTTGTGCACCCAACCTATTAGTTGCGATTTGTGCTTGTCTAGTTATTTCATCTGTTACATAAGATTGAAATGGATTTAAGAATGCTGAAATATTAGGGGCAGCTTGTGCACCTTGTAAAGCAGTTATACCTTGACCCACAGTACCGGCACCTACACCAGTTTGACCTGCTTGAGTTATTGCAGCTTGTTCAATTGCAGATATTGGAGCAACTTGTATTGTTGGTAATGAAACAGGTTGAGCTGCTAATTTAGCAGCTTGATCATATAAAGATAGTTTTCTAGATTCAACTCCTGGAGCTTCTCTTTGTGTAACTACCTGTTGACCCGATGAACTGCCACCACCACCGCTTGATCCACCGCCTCCAAATATAAAACTCATTATTTAATCTCCTTTGTATATAAATATCTTTTAACATCCCAACCTTTTGTTTTTAAAAAAGGTTGCCACCCTGGTCTTGCGTGTACTGCAATTCTTTTACAATTAGTATATTTAGCTAATCCTTCAATTGCATTAGCAAGTTCATCTTGCCATAATTCTCTTTTTTCTCCCTTTAACAAAATTACTTCACATTGATTAAAATTAGGAAGCATCGTGATTCGTGTAACACAAACACCAAATACTTTATATTGTTTACCATCGTCAGAACCAAAAAAAATAAATAGTTGTAATTTACCTTCCTTAATAAATTTTTTTAAATCTTTTATACTCATTGGATCTCCATCATATTTTAATCCTTCTCTTAACATAAAGTCTACTAAGTTCCAGTAATCTTCTAAAACAGAAGGAACTATTTCAAGTATCTCTACTTTCTTTTCTATTTTAATTTTGTTTACTTGCATTAACTAAATCGTAAATTCTTTTAAATTTTTTTTGTTGGTCATAAAAAAAATCTGCTCCTGCTTTTCTCATACCCTTAAAACTTTTTGGATCGGCACCAGATAAAATTCCTGCACCTAAAACTGCATCAGCTCTAGATACAAACTCTCCATCTGCTAATTGAGCTAACATAGTGTCCTCATCTTTATTTCCAGCACCTGCCCCATCCTCAACATATCCTTCAGCTCGTACATAGTTATTTACATCGTTTTCATTGTGATCAATTTTAGATGGTAAGTAATTTATACCACCTTGGTTATATTTAGGTATTGCAGTTGCTAGACCACCTTCATTAGCATAAAACATATTTGAACCAAATACATCTGATCGTGATGGCATTGCATTTGTAACTGGTTCAAAGGCTCCCTCTAATTTTTTAGATTGTTCTGCATAAGCTTTTTTATAATCTTCTTCATCAAAAATTGGTTCAGGTGCTTCTTCTTCTCCTGCTAATAAAGGAGCTACAGAACTTGCTACTAAAGCAGATTGTAAAGGATTATCTTTTGCTTTTTGTATTAACGCACTCAAACCTTTTTTCTCTGCAGCTTTTGGTACTACATTTAAACCTGATAATTCTCCACCCCTTGAGAAAATAGTTTGACCAAACTTATCTGTGCCAATAGGAGTTCCTGCTGGCATATTTGCTTGATTAAGAAAACTTGCTCCTAAGTTACCTCCTGGCATTGCTGCAGCTTGTTGACCAAAACCTAATGATGAAAAAGCAGAACCTTGGCCTATTCCTAAGTTAGCTCCCATTGCGGTTTGTCCTATAGCATAAGAGCCAGTTCCAACAATGGCTGCATCTCTTAATGCTCTTTTTGTAGATTTTCCTCTAAGTTTTTGTACGCCAAATGTGGCTAGTGCTAATGTAAATGGATCCATATACTAATTTCCTAATTTAGCATATATTACCATTTTACTCTTTGCTTATCAACTCATCAGCAAAACGACCTTCATAAGCATGTTCCCCAATATGTGCTATTCCAGAGTCAACATAGGCATAACATTTACCACCAATATCTTTCCATAATTTACAAAAACTAAAATCTTCTCCTAGGTATGATTTGGTTTCTGGATCGTGTAAACAATCAAAAAAATTCCACATATGTGGTCTATCAACATATTTACCATTAATTACTGTTTTTTGAACAATACCTTTATCAGGATAAGCTTTAATCATCTTTTCAAATACTGATCTTTTAATAAGCATACAACCGGTTGGGCTATGAGTAACTTCCATAACACCATTATCTAATTTTATACTCTTTGGGTTATCAACTTTCATAGGGTAAGAGTTAAGCCATTTTTTTAAATCTTCTGGTTTTTTTACTTTACCTTTTTGAATCTTATCAAATAATTTATCCCACATCATAGTTTTAAGTGGATATGGTATTGAAATTAATTCTTTATCTTTTTCAATCATTTTAAAAATAGACGGAGAGGGAAAATATATATCAGAGTCTATAAATAACATATGTGTTCTGTTACTTTCTAAAAAAGCAGAGACACATAAATTTCTACCTTGAGTAATCAAAGATGATTTAAGTAAACAAAATTGTGTTTCAACACCTTTTTCTAAAGACATCTTTTGAAATTCTAATAATGCTTGTGCGTAATGTATTGAGCATTCACTATGAACGGGAGTAGCTACAAAAATAGAATAATCTTTTTTACTTTCTCTTTTTGGTTTTTTCTTCTTCCAAAGAGGCGTTATAGCTTTTTCGTGTGGCTCTGCATCTATTTTTAATTCTGTTAAAGTTTGATATGTATCTTCATTTACAAACTGATCATCTTTTTTCATTTAAAGCACCTTTCAAAAATGTTGTCCACTCCTGTCCTTTTTTAGCCCAGTGATAAAACTTTTTATAAAATTTTTGTTGTTCATTTAAATGATCTTGAATAAAATCTTCGTGTAGATAAGTAGCTGCAGTTTTTATTGCAGCTGCAGTATCCATAGCCATTTGTTCGTAGTCAGTAGAATAACTTATATAGACTGGCCATTCTGCACAAGTTTCAAATAATGCACCAAAGTTATTTGTTATTACATGCACTCCAGATGCTAAAGCCTCTAAAGCAGACACACAACAAGTCTCTTCAAAAATAGAAGGATAAACAAACATATCATAATTAGGCATCATTTCTTTTATGTATTCGTGTGGTTTATATCCTATATAATTTACATTAGGTAATTCTTTGGCTTGTTCATAGAGTGCATAAAAATCTTTTTCCATTTTTTCACTAAACTCAGATCCATAAACTTTTGAAGAAGAGTATACATCTAAAGTTATATTAGGATCTTCAATTTCTTGCATAGCTCTTAATAAAACATTTAAACCTCTCCAAGGTGTACAATGATGTATTAATTTTATTGGATCTCCTTTTTTATAAATTTTTCTTATGGGAAAACTATCTATACCGTTTTTAATTACAACAGATCTATCTGTAGGTATGTCAAAAAAATATCTAAATTTTTCATAATTCCAATGACTATTAAATACATACCAGTCATATTCTTTGTGCCTATCTTTATTGGTAAAAAATTCTTGAAGATTAGGTTGATTGTATGCATTCTTTTGCCAAAGAATATTTAATTTATTTGGGTCTAAAGGAACCTTACCAGGAATAGATGTACATATTTGAACTTGATCTAAAATATCTTTGGAAACATACTTATGTAACATTTCCAATTGAAGTTCAGTGGCACCTCTTGGTTTCATTATTCTTTAGTTTTGGCACCCAATATACCTGCTTTAGTAACTTTGATTTCTAGGTCTTGTCTAAAATCTTCGTTAGTTGTGTCAGTATTTGGATCCGCTACATCAGCATCAAACTCGGCTTTGTTTGCATAAACTTTACCGGTTCTTTTATGTTTTATAATTTCTTTTGCTTCTGCAGGTATTCTTGGTAAATCACTCATAATTATCTTCCTTGACGGTTGTACTTTTTATAACTTCTTTTTTCACTTTTGGAAAGTCTTTTTTTATGCCGACCTGGCCGCTTTCTTGGTTTCGGTCTTGGTGTAAAATGTAAAAAACTAACCCTAGCCATTTTCTTGAGATCTGTCTATTTGTGCATAACTTATTACACCTTGAATCTTACTACTACCTGTAGCTGCTTGTACTGTTATTGAATCTCCTGCTTCCAAATTTATACCTTGTGAAGAAGCATTGATTTGCGTTTTAGCAGCGACATCCCCTCTAAAAAATTCATATTCTGTGCTTGAATCAGAGGAGTCTACTAAATTCATATTTACTAATATGGCTGATGATGCATCGTTGTTACTGCAATAAATACTTTTTACAATTATTGTTGCATCAGTAGGACAAGTAAGTGCTGTTGTTTTACTTGTATCTGTTTGTTTATACCCTTGATTTTTGTATCGTATTGTCATGTTAAAAAATATTGAAATGCATCTTGTTCATTTTTTAGTTCTTGTTGATAAGAAGTATTTAACTTATCCTTTAAAGTTTGTAAAGATTGTGCAACCTGCCTTTGGTTATCCTCTGTGTAAACAGGTGTAGGTTCAGGTATTACAATATCAACTCTAGCCATTATCTCATTCCATCAGGTTGTACATCTGCTCTAAAAGTACCATATCTCCAAGTTTGATCGGTTGAAGTGTTTGCAACTTTTATACTTGCGAATCTTGATCTTGCTCTAGTATCAACTTTTTCTGTTGAGCTAGATATTGTAAAAGGTCCGAGAGGCGAGGATGTTGCAGTTGCAGACGGAAACTTTCTTAAATTAATAGTTATTTGTGCATTACCAGTAAGTAATTTAAAATCTGGAATAAATCTTCTCATACTCATAAAAAATTGCCCATCTCCACCTTGTGACAAATCAAAGTCTCCCGATTGAATAAATGCAGCTATTGCAGTTTTTGTACCTGCAGAATCAACTTGGTTATTACCAATTTCGTGTGCATAATAAGTTGAAGCACCGTTTGTATTTGTGACTCCTTGTATTGTTGGAAAAGAGGGAGTGCCTGTTGATGAAAATTCTGTTGCGTAAGGGTTATCGTATAATGTAGCATCGTACCAAGTAGTTCTAGAAAGTGATCCAGTTGTCCAAGTATTTTCTGTATAATTATAAGTCACAACTCTATCAATTAATGTTGAACCTGATTTAGGATAAAACCAACTTATCTCTTCATATAGATGATTTAGTCCTGCATATATTTGTTCCCCATTGTCAAAACTAATACCTAAATTATCTCCTTTATCTGTAAATACAAAATCTTCAACCAAACACGGTAAAGATTTTACTGTACCATCATAAACAAAAAATCCACCTGCTTGTCCCATCCAATAAACAGCTCCATTTGCATAATAAACAGCATGTTGTCCTATCAGACCACAATTTGAACCAACTTGTCTTATAGAAAAAGTAAATGGTGGTCCAACAAACTGCATTACATAAGCAGATGTATCAGTTAAAATTAAAATATAATCTTTACCTCTAACAGCACCTACTATTTTTGTTCCTGAATCAATTCTAAATGTACCAGCAGTATTAACTGAAGTTGGAGCATAATCTGATATATTTTCTTGATCTGAAAATCTAATAAACATTTTATCTTGAGTGCTTGTAGTGCCAATTGTAGTTTCTGTTCCTAGTATTACTAAATGTCTATCTCTTTCAGAAACAATAGACATAACTGATTTAGTTGGTGCTCCAGTCACAACCGTTGCTCTTGTAGTCAGAGCCGCAGCAAGTGTGCTAATTGTATCCCACTCAAAAGTTTTTCCATCTTTTATAGTTGCAATTAATTTAGATCCAAAATGATCTAAAGACCAAGAAGCAGATTCTAAAGTCACTCCACCAGTTAGAGAAGCCGACCCCCATCCAAGATAAACTTCAACTGAAGCTCCACTTGAATGTGCAGATCTTGTTCCTGCAACTGCTCTCGTGATACCAGTTAAATCATTGGTCGATATACCGGTGTAAGATATAAACTCTGCTCCGACCTTAATTGTTCCAGAGGTAGGAAATCCAACTGTAGATGAAAGAGTAATTGAAGTACCGGATCCTCCTGTACCTGCGGTATCATCTAATAATGCTCCATTCAAAGTTGATATTACTCCAGATGATCCTCCCCATCCAGATGTACCATATCCAAACCCTGCAGTTTGATTTAATGGACCTACTTTTACATAAGGATTAATTACAGCTGATCCACTTCCAGCAACGGATGTACCAGCATTTGAAGCCATAGTAATCGTAAATGTATCTTGATTTGGTACTGTAATAACTTGAAAAGTATTTGTTGTAAAATCTGCAGCTGTATAACCAGCTCCTGATGGTGGTGTGACAGATGTAAAAGTAAATAAATCTCCAGCAGAAAGTCCGTGAGCTATTTTATTTACCGTTACAGTCGGATCATTGTTAACCGTTGTAAATGTTGCTCCAGTTATTGCAGTATCTAAAGGAGTGATATCATAAAACGCACCCTCGAAATATACTATTAATACTTTATTTGTTCCTATAGCTGCATATCTTCTACCATCTAAGTCAGCCCATACAAGTTGATCTCTTGCTGCTCCCACTAAAGTTTTAGATGTTAATTGTTCCCAACCACCTATTTTTTCAGGTAGTCCATATCTAAATCTAACAAAATCGCCATCAGTCCATTGGCCTTCTGCACCGGTAGCAGTTACTTGTTTATTAAATCCAGGTCTTATTTGTACATTTGTCAAAGGCATAAACAATTATACCATAACCTTCATTTCTTTGAAATGTCTTGAGGAATAATCTCTTCGTTACCAAAAGAACTAGTTTTATCGTTCTCAGTTATATTAGCTAGTGTAAAAATTACCTTCATTAAATGATTTTTTAAGTGAGGTAAATCAGCTCTTTTAATAATAAAATTGTTTTTATTTTTTTTCAAAATTTCTACATCTTTGTCGGAAAAAGACATTATAGCTTCAGAGCCATCTTTCTTTATGTAAAATTTCATTCTCTAGTATCGCCTAAAACTTTTCTACGATCTAATAAGTGATCTTTATTAGGACCATCTAAATCAACAAAATGTAAAAAACATTGAAATTGCCAATCTCCTAAAAATTCTTCTCTAGAATGCTTCCAATCACAACCCTTGTATAAAATAGCTTGACCTGGTTTTAAAGAATAATTTTTACCTTTCATCTTTATAGGCCAATCGTATGTGCCACAAGAATCAACAAAAACAGTAGCACTATACTCACAAGTGGGTCTATCTGTGTGTTCTTTTAAATAAGAATACTTGTTATAAATTCTCCAATAAGAATTTGTAGGGCCAAGATTTTTTTTAGTTAATTTTTTTATCAAGTCTAATTTGTTAACTAACAAAGCCTCGACAATAGGTACTCCATAACAAGATATAGAAGCACCATCTTGATAATCAAAAAAATGTTTATTAGATTTAATAAAAATTTTACCCATAGTGGATAAAAGTTTTCTTTCTCCTTCATTTAAAAATTCATTTACTAATATTGGCTCTTCCATTATCTCATCCATCCTACTATTACATATCTTACACCATTTTTAATTTCTGTCACTTTATGTGGGAACATAAAATTACTTGGAAACATTATACACGAATTTGCTTCAGCTTTGATTTTCATTACTTCATTGTTTGCTAAATGAAATTCAAAATCTCCACCTTCAAAATCATCATTTAAAATATAACTAAAACTCATATGTCTCGGAGTAGTTTTATGATAATCTATATGATGAATGTAATGATCTGTTTTTTCATATTTTAAAATTGTAATTTCAAAATCTGTGTCGATTTGTTGTATTGGCATATTTGTTCTGTCAAAAAATTCTTTTAAAAAAAATAAAAATCTATTTGTCATAAAGTTGTACCAAAAAATACTTGTCTGACTTTTTTCTGATGTTAAATTTAAATTATTATTAATATAACATTGACTAACTTTTCTTATCTGTTGGTGTACTTGTTGTTTATTCTTAGTGCCTACAATTTTTGCTGGTTCATAAAACAAATCATTTTTTATCCATTTATATAATTTGTAATGGGTTTCTTTGTCTAAGAAATTTTGTTTATAGGGTATGTATTCTTTTATGTCCAAGATGTTTTACCTTTATTAAATATTTTATTTTTATAACGATTTATAAATTCTAAACTCCACATAAATTTTATCTTAGATTTATCAGAATTTCTAGACTTAATTTTCATTTTCCAATTATCTCTTTTAAAAGGAATTACTTGAACATATGGAGTCCCTTTTTTTATTATAAATTCTTTGGGTCCATATTTTTCATAATTAATTATAATAGGAAAATTTACCTCTTGTGGAAACTCATCTGTTTGCACTATTCCAGGTATAATTGAAAATAAATCTTGTTCCTTATTATTCATAGGGTTTAAAAATAAACAAGAATAACCTTTTGGAGTTTTTATTGTCCAAGGGTTTAATATTTTTTGGAAAGACATCTTTCCATTTTGTTTAATAAAAGGAGCTCCTTCTAATTGTTCTATAGGATGGTTTGTTGCTCCAGATATGTTATGTCCCCTTACAAATAATGGTGTATTATAATTGTGTGCATCAACAGCAGTTTCTTGTGTTGTTATTGGTTCGTTTTTATCATTTTTTTCAGTTCCATGTTTAAAAAGATAATCAGTAGGAACTTTAAGAAGATAACCAGTTGTTAAAGTTTCTAAAAAAGGCATACACCCTTTTATTGTTCTCTTAAAAGTTACTTGGTTATCTTTTTTACCGTGTTCTAAATCCTTAAACCATTTTGGGATGTTTACTTTTATAGGGGTAGGATAATCTTCTTTTAATTGTACATAATCTTCGTGTGCTGAAAATTCAATTTCCATGCAAGTTATATATATTAATTGTTGTCAAAAACAACTAAATAAATTCGTAATGACAAACCCAAGTAATTCCTTTTTCTTCGGCTATTTCAGGAATTGTTTTTTCTAAAGGAAATGTATAATTATCAAAAGATTTTGTTTTTAAATCTGCAATACATTGATTATGGTCTGGATATGGAGTATCTACTAATGTGTTAACAATCTCTTGTAAATTTTCTAAAGTTGCAAATGTACAAGTATTATTATTCCAAACTAAACCCTCAGCATTGTAATAACAATTTTTTTTATCTAATCTTATATCTTCATATTCAGCATCAGTGGCATCAATAACTTTATAACTTTCAACATTAATACGAGAACTTAAATCAATATTATCTTTAGCAATTCCATACATTGATCCTTGTATATTTTCACAATTTTTTTGAAAAACAAATTTAGCCATTTCTTATCCTTCCCATATTTGTAAAGTTCCAGCAGTTCCTGCCCCACCATTTCCTGGGCCTCCTGGACCACCAGGGCCTGGATTCCACCAAACCGTAGGAGTGCTATTACCCCAGTTAGTTGATAAATCAACATAAGCACCTGGAGCATTTCCTGGATTTCCTGGACTAGCAGAAGGGCTAGGGCCAGTTCCACCACCACCATTACCACCATTAACGGTAAAATTGTAGAATGTAGTAGCTCCTCCAGCTCCACCTGGATTATTTGAATTTCCTCCCGATCCTCCTCCACCTACTGAGTAAGGTGTAGAAAGAGGTTGTGTAATGTTTGCTCTGTAAATGCCGTAAGCTCCTGGAGCTCCACCAGCAGCACTATGTCCCCAAGCTGCAGATCCTCCGCCACCCGATCCAGAAGACATATAAGCATAAACTGCTGAGCCATTTCCTGGGCCAGTGTATGTACCACTCGCTGGACCTCTTTTAAAAATTTCTATATTTGTAACTCCTCCTCCACTTCCTGAAGAAGCTGCAGTAATTCTTCCTTGTGCATCAACTGTTATGTCGGCTGTTGTATATGAACCAGCTGTTACTGCAGTGTTTGCTAACTGATCAGCACCAACGGCATCGTCTGCAATTAAAGCAGTTGTAATTGCGTCATCAGCAATTGCTGCAGTTCCGACAGCATCGTCAGCGATAGCGGCAGCCACTACGGCATCGTCTGCTATCTTAGCTGAAGTTACAGCATCATCTGCAATTTGTGCAGTCGCTATTGTTCCTGAAATATTAGCAGCAGCAACAGTGCCTCCTAAAGTATCTAATGAAATTTCATTTAAATTTGTTCCATCTGCATATGCAGCATAAATTTTTGCTTGATCTAATGTAAATCCTGAACCAGACGCAGTTTTTATTGTTAGGTTAGTTGGGTTTGTTAATCCAGTTGCATCAAAAATGTAAAATTTTTCTATACTGTCTGGTATTGTACAAATTGTACTCGCAGCGATTGATGCTGTAGCAAATTTGATTACCATATTTCTTGCATTAGAAATAGTTTTGTCAGTCATAACTAAAGCTAAAGTACCACCACTATTTAATGTTACTGTTTCTACACCAGCAATAGCTTGTTGAATAAGATTTAAATTATTATTTGTGTTATCTCCCCAAGTACCAGCGTTTTCGCCAGTTACCATTAGTTCAAGTTTTAGATCTGTTGAATAACTAGATGTCATATAAAATTCTCCTTAAATAATCATATTATACAAGTGTTAAGCTGCCAAATCAACCTCTGTCCAATTATTAGTTACACCTGGATTTATCTCTTGCCAAGCAGAAATTAGAGGATTTCCTAAAGATGCAGTCATTTGAATACCACTCACATCTATACCTGCAGTACCTTCAACAGTGACAGAGCCTATTGAACTAGTCATTGTTGAGCCAGTTACTGGATATTTAGTTGCTTGTCCTTCTTCGCCCAAACTCATAGTCATAGTTATTCCAGTGACTGGTTCGACTGTAGTTTGTTCTAAAGTTATGGATCCTATACTAAAGGCTGCTTGAACTCCTGTTACTTCTTCAACAAATTTAGGTTCAGGTACAACTTGGCCTATTCCACCTGTTAAGGAAATTCCAGTAGGAGAAACAGTAGCACCTGCAGTTATTGTTGTATCTCCAACTACTCCATCTAATTGATCTTCAGCAGCAAATACGACAATACCAAAATCTCCTTGTAATGAAATTATACCTTGTGTGGAAGTTATAGATTGCCCAGTTACTGAAACTGTTACATCTGTAAATCCAACCTCTTCTCCTATAGAAGATGTTAATGTTTGTCCAGTGACTGCAACAGAGTAAGCAACACCCCATGCAAATTCTCCCCAATTAGCTCTGCCCCAACCTTCTCCTGTTAATATACTTTCATCAATAGTCACACTTCCAATAGAAGAGGTCATTGTGCTTCCTTGAACATCAGCACCAACACCAATTATAACTGAGCCTACGCCCATAGACTCTAAACTTCCAGTGACTTCAACTAATGCAGATGTTCCTCCAACAGTGGTACCTTGAGATGAGTTAAGAACTATTCCGCTAGGCTCTATATCAACACCTCCTGTTACTGAAGTTAAACTTCCAATACTTGAGGACATTGATACACCAGTTACTGAGACAGTTGTATCTCCTCCATCTCCCCATCTTCCTTCGCCCCAAGTCAGTGCACCCCAAGTGTTAGAGGTAACATCAAATATTCCACCCATACCGATACCGTGGATATAGCAAAGATAATAAAAATCAGTTTGTGATGATGGAGTTACTTCAACATATCTAGTTGTAGCTGCGTTGAAGGTCGTTGTATTTACATAATCTGAATAGGTCGATGCACCATCTAAATAATATGTAACTCCTGAAGTTAAATATTGATCCCGACTAGTTGTTGTAGAAAAAATTAAAGGGTGGTTATCATTTGAACTATCACTTTGCTCAAATCTTAATGTACCACCTTTTACCCAAGAAACCGTTCCAGGCCCTGTAGAGTTTCTAGATCCGTTTAAATAATAAACATTCCCGGTGCCACCACCATATAGGTTTCCTGAAGCTACGGTTACGGTATAAGTATACTCTGCCATAGCTTCAAGACCTTAAGTTAAGCTAATCTTAATATTGCTGCAGATGTTGTGAATGCAGGAAACTGAATTGTAAAAGTTCCTGACGTTGCAGTTTTATCGCCACCAAAATCTAATACAGCCACGGCATCAGTAGTGTTTGAGCCACCGTCAGTAGTTGTATTATAGATTAAAGCTCCTCTTGCAGTTAAAGTCACTCCTACAAAAGATAAGTCAGCAAAGTCTGTGATTGCAACAGAAGATGAAACCTTAACACCTTGATTTACCAAAGCTTTACCACCGGCACTATAGCCAGATGGGGATGAAACTTCATTTGAAGTTGTGTAGTTTGTAGTTGATTTACCTAATGTTGCAGAACTTGTGTACATCGCTAATTTGTATGTATCAGATGATGTATCAAAGTCGTGCTTTCCTTGTAGTAATTCTTTTTTAAAAGAATCACATATTGCGTTAGTTGTTATTGCCATTTTTTTCTCCTTTAAATTTAAGGACTAGGAGAATCAACTTTGATTCTAGGAACCCCATCTTGATATTCTCCTCGTCTTCTTCTACCCATTTGTTGTAGGGCAAAATTTTGTACTTCTTCATTATACTTCGAATTATAGAGGTTGTATAGATTGTCAGGTCCTTTTAAGAATCTAAAAGCTTCAGCTAATACACCGTGTAATAACATTGATTCTTGATTTGTAGAAACATAAGTATTCGTTGTACTAGTAAATTCTGGTGGAGATTTAATATAATTTAATTGCACTGTATCTGCAGTTGCTGGTGTTGGAGCAACTAAAATAACTGGTCCTTGTTGAACATTATCTTCCCAATTTGCCCAATATTTTGGTGTTCCTGTTGTTGATGAATTTGGTGCAAATTCAGAAATAAAGCTTGTATCTCTTTTTTCTAAAAAAGTTCTATTATTGCTACTATCAATCACTTGGACTGATCTAACAACAATTGCATCTCCAGGTAAAATTACATATCTGTTTCCTGCCGTAAAAGTCGAAGTAGCATATTTTCTTAAATCATCATAATCAACTTTTCCAGCTATATCTAATTCTACAGATTTTATAAAATCTTGAATAATAGCATCTGTTAAAACATTACTATCTACTTCTGTGTAGTTTCTTACTTGTGTTAAAAAATTTGCGTGTGTTATTGCCATTATGTAATGTATACCTCCACTGATCCTACTGAAGCTAGTAACTCTCTTCTTCTATTTTGTAAAGATGGATCCTCTGGAACCATACTATGAATTGTTGTTGTGATACCATTAGATGTTACTTGAAATTCTTGTGTTCTAAAAGCAAAGTCTCCTGGTAAAGAAAGATTAGCAACCCCAACTCTTATACCTCCAGAGTCTGCAATTGTATCATCATTTGGAGCTTGTGGATTTATAGTTGATATATCTGTGGGTTGTTGAAATTTCATCACTCTTGGATTTCTTAAAGCTATAGCATCTGCCTTATGATAAGGTGGATCAAGTTGTGGATGTTTTGGTTCAAATTCAGATATATGAACTAATGAACCATTCCATTCTCTAACCATTTCTCTATATGGAAATTCCATACCTGATCTATCTGATATTGCCTTTGATCTTTTTCCACTTGCAAAACTCATTATACACCATCTCCAAAATAAGTTTGAGGAGAAATATAAACAGAAGTCCTTGAACCATCCTCATTTAAAGCTCTTAACAACTCATCCTCATACAATTGTTTTAATAGTTGAATTCTATCTGGTGCTTTTTTTTGTGATAAATAATATGCAAGTCCTGAACACATACACGGTAAAAATCTAAAAGGTACATCAGGATTGTTTGTATAAACACCCGAATCTTCTATTCTGTCAATTGAATAATATTTTAATGTTGTAAATGTACTTGCATCGGGGGCTAAGTAAACACTTATCGTTGGTTGTGTTTGTCTATCAACATAGTATTGTGATGGTTGACCAGTTTCTAATTTGTTTGGTAAAGCAGAATAAGCAGATCTGTCTATTTTTGTTAAAGCAATATCTTGAGTGCTAGATGTTCCTTGTCCAGTAACATTTTGTACTGGAACTCCAGCTGAGTGAGCCACAGCTAATGAACCTAGTGCTCCTCTTGTGGCTCCAGTTAAGTTTGTTGCAGTTTTACCAGTATAAGTGATAAACTCTAAACCAATTTTTACTGTCCCACTTGATGCAAAAGTTGAAGCATCATTTAAAATTATTGTTGTTGCAGAATCTGTAAGTGCAGTATTTAAAGTTCCATTGACTGCACCCGTTGAAGAAATATAAGCTTCTAAAACATCATTGACTTGAGTTGGAACTGAGTAAGTTGCAACACCAGCAGTAAATTGAATTTGATTTAATTTTACTTTCCATAGATGAACGCCTCTGTTGCCCCACTCAGAAAATAAAAGATTTAAACTTCTTCTAGCACTTCTTAAATCATAACCACTATTTGTTCGAATACCACATCTCTCGTATGCTTCTTCAATTATATCATCGATCTGAAGATCGAATGTAGTAGTTCCTGATGTTGCCATAATTCATTACATTAAATCTTTATAATAATCTAAAGATTTTCCCGGTACTAGTTGTTCATCTTGTAAGCCCATACCCGAAGTTCTAGCTGCACCATAACCTCTAGTAGATTTAGCTTCGCCACCCATATCTCTTCCAAGATAATTCAAAGACGGACTTAATTTAGCTTTTGCTTTCATTACTTTTTTTGCTGTGTCTTGACCTTTTTTACTTGCTAAGACAGCAACACCTACTGATGCTTTTAACATTTTACCTTTTTTAGCATAACCCATTTTATTTCTAACTTTTTCAGGTAATTTTGCTAGTCCTGGATTTTTTTCTTTATTCACTGGTTTTAACATATTAATTCTCCTTAGATTTCTATCATACCACCGTAATACTTCTTGGTAAAGGTGCTTACATTTGTTGGTTTGCCACCAACTCCTTGAGCCTTAGATCGTTTTCTCGCAACGGCACTCCTCTTTTGAGAGTCTGTCATTCTTGCTGCTTTTGCAGCAGGGACGCATTTTGGATACTTTCGTTTTTGATCCGATGCTAACTTTGAACGACCACAAGGTGCGTAAGAACCATCTTTTCGTTTGCTCCCAATATCTACCCACTTTTGATCGAACCATTTTTTTAGTCCCATTAGAATACGCCTTTAAATTTTGTGCCTTTTATAGCTGCTCCTGCTCCACGGCACATACCACCCTCTCTAAAACTTTTTGAAAATGAAAACATTACATTTTTAGATTTACCAGTTTTAGAACCTGTCAAAGATAATGAAGAATCTTTGCCTTCTTTAGTAAAGGTAGCTCCAATTGTACTATTAATATTTTCTTTAGATTTTTTACTAAAAGGTTTTTCAAGACTTAAAGTTAAACTTTTATCTTTTTTCTTTATTCCAATTTCGCCTTTTGGAACAGTAACATATTCATCATCAAATGCTCCAAATGCACCAGTGATATCTATACCTTTTTTCTTTTTACTCATCAATCATTCCTTTGTAATAATTATTTAAACTTTTGTTCGATACATTATGACCAGCTAAATTACCTTTTATGTAGCTTCCATCATATGGCTGTAGTTTTTGTGCGAACTGTCCATCAGAAGCTTTTACAATTGAGTCTAAAGATTTAGCTTGAGCTTTATGAAGTCTCGAAGCTTTATGTAAAGCACCAGCAACTTTTTTAATTTTAGCCTCTCCACCAGAAACTTTACCAGCTGGTTTAGGTCCTTTAAAATCTTTTCTCTTCAAACCTGATGGATCTTTAATTTTACCTGCACAAATTTTACTAGCATATGCGTTAGCATATGCTGAAGGATATACTCGGAATTTTCTTTTAGCGGCCGCTTTGCCTCTAGCACATAGTTTTGTCATAGTGTTTAAGCCTTTTTCTGTTGTACAACTTTTTAGATTGTATCACTTTTGCTTTATAGTTTCTAGACCTTAGCTTTTTTGCGACTGGGTTTTTTGTATAGGTCGTCATAATATGAACCTAATCCTTTAACATCAGGAGCTTTTACTTTAAATTTTTTTCTAGTTTTTTTACCCCAACCTCTGCCTAAGCCAGGTTCAAGTAAACTAGGTATTTGTCCTCTTGTTATTGCCATTTATTCTATTTCCGTTTGGTATACTAATATAATTCTTCTTTCAAAACAATTCCTACCAATAGGTATCATAGCATGTGGTAGTAATCCATCAAACACTAACAAATTATTTCTTTTAGGTATTGAGGTATATAAAACTTTATTTTTTTCTTTATTATAAACAATAGTATGCCCACCCCAATCAATATTCCAATCTTCACAAGAATTAAGATATAATATAACTGTTCTATTATAGTTTAATTTTGTTATTCTATCTTGATGTATTTCCATTTCATTACCATACTGATAAGAATTAAAATAAGCATTATGTGGCATAAATTTAACTTTATATCTATCATTGAGTTGCTTAATAATAAAATCATCAAAATCTCTTAGAGGTTCTTTTTTATCTAAAAAAGTATAATTACAATTTCTATTATACTTGTTGATACCTTTTTCATTGTTTGCAAAGGATCCAAAATCCCATTTAATATTTGGTAAACCTTTAAGTAATAAATTTAAATTTTCTTCACTTAAAAAATTATCAGTGCTATCTATGAAACCTTGCTTATAAATATCTTGCATCTGTATTTAAAAAAAGTTTATGTCCCATTGTATTATGTTTCTTATTTAATATCTGATTAACATTTCTTTCTGTCAATGTCTTTAAGTTTTCTGATAAATTATCATATTCTCTTGTTATTTTACTTTTATCAATTAAATTTAATTCATTTAATATTATTATAAAATTAGGTTCTGTGAATAAAAGATACTCATTATCAAAATCCTCCTTAATCAATAATCTACTTTTTACTTTTTCTAATATGTCTATTAAACTTTGAGGTAATTTTAATTGTAATTCTTTCCAAAATTTAGAATCTTTTTTGTTACACATGTAATGTAATAGGACAAAGTCTCTAATGTTTTCTACTATTGAAATAAATTTTTTATTATAAAGATCAATATCTTTTTGTTGATAATTACTCAAAAGATGTATTAAAAGAAAAGATTGTTGGATTGATGTTCCAATAGAAGATGCTTCTAAGGGTTCTATAAAACTAGAACTTAAACCAATAGCTACACAATTTTTTATCCAAGCTCTATCTAAACTACCTGCTTCAAATTTAATATTTTTAGCTATATTAATTTTTTTATTTAAATAAATTTCACATTCTTGTTTAGCTTCTTCTGCTGTAATGTAATTATTATTATATACATAACCATTACCCCAACGACCATTAGTAGGTATTCGCCACATCCATCCACCAGACATAGCTTTAGCTAAAGTAAAAGGAGTATATTCTTCTGTATCTTCAGTAGGAAAAGCTATGGCTTCATTCATAGGTAAATATTCTTTATATGAAATCCATTTTGCACCAAGTTTAGATATTAGAAATTTTTTAAATCCAGAACAGTCAATAAAAAAATCAGATGTATATTTATTTTCTTTACTAAACAAACAATCAATGTAACCAAAATCATTAAACTTCAAATCTGTTATTTTATCATCAATAAAATTTATTCCTATTTGCTCACATTTTTTTATTAAAAATTTATTTAATTTAATTGTATTAAAATGAAATTGATTAGCTAAATTATCTTTTGCAATTTTGTTATTCCAACAAAAAGGTAAAGTGTATTTTTTAGAATCAAAATTATTTCTAGTGCAAAAACCATAACCAGCTAAATATTGTCCAAATTTTATGTTAAGTAATTCTGTATTTACATTATGAAAGTAAGGTTCTTTAGTCCAACCCTCAAACATAATACCGTATTTTAAGGTTGCATCAGTTTCTTCAATTAATTCTTTAATTGAAATATTATTAAAATCACAAAAAGATCTCCAGTGTTCTGTGCTTCCTTCGCCCACACCAATGATTCCTAGTTTGTCTGATTTAATTACTTGTATATTAAATTTTTTAAAACGATTTTTTATTGTTAAAGCGGCTATCAATCCTGCCGTACCAGCTCCCAAAATTGTTATATTCATTTAAAAAAGATCTGTAGCTTTTCCTATAATAGGTTTATATTTAACCTTACCATCTTCTCTAAATGCTCTCAATAATTGTTTTCTAGGGTTTTCTGTTACATAGCTGCAATGTATCCATCCGCTGTTGGGTTCGCCAGGAGTCCAAAATTCAAGGATCATTTGATCCCAATCTAGGTTTTTTTGAATCCAATCAAAAACCTCGGCATTACTAGTGCCAAGGCATTCAAAATCTGCCGCCTCAGCTTTAGTATGTTGCGAATTTACGCTGCTACCAATTTTATAGCATAACTCAGGGCTACGAAAGCAACTTGTGACTGTTACTCTGCCAAAATGATCACGTACTGGTTGTAAAATATTTTCACAAAGTAATCTTAATTTTTCTATTTGATCTGCATTAGGATTGTTGTCAATGCCAAGCCTAATAGCTGTGTCCGATTTGATTAGCTCTGATAAGCTAAAATTACGTGTAAGTTTCATATTTATTCCTATTCGATTATAAGTTTCTTGATTGATTTTGAGCCATCAATATTATCCTCTAATTCTGCATTACCTTTCCAACATTTGTAAGACACAGTTTCTGAATATTGTCTCTCAGCTGTACGCTTACCGCGTAAACATTCTGCCATTGAACTTTGTAAACGTGCCTCCTTAATCTCTCCGTTTACAAACATAAGTAATCCTACTACAGCTTCTATCATAATATTTTACCTTTGTTTTGACCTTCTTTTACTACATACTTTTGTGTGCCATGTTTGCCGTGTTCAACAGATTTTTTTAAATCTTTTACAAACTTCATCTGTTTAGCAGATTTTTCCATTGCTGCAATATAATCTAAAACTTTTCTAGTGATTCGTCCCGTTGCCATTTGAAAACTTCATTTCCCTATTTGCATCTTTTAATTTTTCAATATCAACCAAAACCTTATCCATCTGTCCTCTTAAAAACTCGATGTTTACTTTATTCAAAGCCATTGACTCGATATGTTTATTTAATTTGTCCGTAGTTTTATACAAATCTTCAATCATCATGAATTGTTCTGAATCAGCCGGAAGTGAGCCGAAGTTGCCCCCTCGGCCACTTTATACGGAACTCCGTATTTTCGGCCAAATCTTTTTCCATTATCTGTATTCGAGTGTCTGCAATATTTAATCTCTCAATCATTTGAAAGTAGCCCATTGTGCCTAGTGCTACAATGACGATCAAACTTGCAACCGTCTTCATCGGCATTTGCACAGCGGCCTCTTCAGATATATTAAATGGTTTTTTGCTCATAATTATTTATCAAACAGTTTTTTAACATACCAAGTCCAAAATACTTTCCATTTTCTTTTTATTCTTTCCCACATATCAACCTCCTCATTTTAATAATAATTAAAATTTATTACGTATCTTACCTCATTTGGATTAGGTTTTACAGCTCTGTGCATAATATTTGATTTAAAAATAATCATCCTATTTTCTTTAGATTTAACAAATATCTCATCTTTTTCTAATTTTAATTGTGTTCCACCTCCTTTTTCACTTAAATTTAGTATTGCTGTATAGTGATCTTTAAAGTTGTCTATATGGTACAAAGAACTGTTTTTAAGGTAAAGGCGTTCAAAATTTAAATTTGCTCTGACTTCAATTACAGAACGAGCATTTAATTTTTTTAAAATAGGAATTATAAAAGTATTATAGTCCTTACTTTGTACTTGTAAATTATTATAAAAATTATATGTAAAATATCCTAAACTATTTTTATCTTCTTGGACAGATCTTAATCTTCTTCTCCAAGGAAAATCTTCATGCGTTATAAAATTTTTTAATTCTGTAAAAAATTTAGTATCACAAAAATTATCTATTACCTTAAAATCCATTTATTCTTTATTGTTTTCAAAAGACATATCTTCAGCAAATTCTTTGTATTTATCATATGTTCTTTTGCCCTTTTTCTTTTTCATTTCATAAAACATTTTATCAGAATCTTCAGTTACATAATCCGTAGCTTCTGCATCCCAATAAGTATTTTGGACTTTATAGTCAGGCCAAGAGTTATCAGTAGTGTAGCTATTAACATGCCACAAAATACGATTATTAGGCTGAGCTGCATAATTACCGTTAGTAAGAGCCAATATGTGTGCACACTTATGTTCTTGAGGAATTTCAGAATGCTCAACATCCAAAACATTAGTTTCTGGATGACCCCAATCAATAGTGAATAAATACTGTCCTTCATAAAATTTTTTATCAATTCCTAAATATTTTCCATTTAAACCAGCCAACCAATCAAACTTATGAACGCTAGGCCAATAACTAAAACTGTTCCACAATTCCAACTCGTGTAACGACATATTGGGCACTTCGGTTCTGTCATACGATTTTTGGAAAAACGCAGAGATAGGCAAACGCCAAAAACATGCACCGTTTGGTAACATGATGTTAAAAAGGATCGCACGTCCCGAGATTGAAGTGAGTCCAAAGACAACACAGTCAAGAGATTCTTTATTATATTTTTTATCCATATCATAGAGATATTCCTTTCTTACTTTACAATATATAGGTGGTATGTTTGCATTTAAGTATGACATAATTATTTTGGTATGTAAATATTTTTAAATTCTGACATTTTAGCAGTCCATTCAAGGATTTTGAAGTCCTCCACTATAGGTAATCCAGCTAAATTAAATGAGGTATTTAAAAGGATTGGTACATTTGTTTTTTCATAAAATTTAAAAATTAAATTATAAAAATTTTTATTTTGTTCTTTTGTTACCGTTTGTATTCTACAAGTATTATCTACATGAACAATTGATGGTACTTCATCAATAGCTTTTTGTTTAGCATCCACGGCAAAAGACATAAATGGGCTTTCTTCTAAAGAGCCTAAATCGAAATAGTCTTTTGAATATTCTTTTAATATTGTACCAGCAAGTGGTCGCCACCATTCTCTTTTCTTAAATTTATTAACAATATTCTTAGCGTCTGGATTTCTTGGATCAAAAAGAATAGATCTATTTCCTAGTGCTCTCGGCCCCCACTCACTATTATTTTGAAATATAACTAAAGGTTTTTGAGATAATATTATATCGATTGCATCATTAATATTATTTATAATGTTCATAATATAAACAAGCTCCTATACAAGTTCCTGCATCATTTGGTATTGGATCAACAAAAAAATTTAAATTAGGGTATTTTTTTACATACTTAAAATTATTTGAACAATTTAAAAAATAACCTCCAGAAAGCAAAATATTGTTTCCATAATTTTTTGCAATCTCAATTAAATTGCAAGTTTCTAAAAAAGTTCTTTCTTGTACTTCTGCTGCTATATCTATTTTGTTATAATCAAGAGGGTACTTATTTTTAGAATATTTATAAGATGATAAACCCATCAACTTTCCAGCTTCATCTGGTTTCATATCTATAGCAAGACAAGCTTCTACAAAAGCTCTTCCACCTATTGCTTTTTGAGATAAATGTGTAAATACTCCATCAATGTATTTAGATATTTTTAATTGGGTACAGAATTCTTTATGTTGATCTAATCTGTTAGAACCATGTTTATAAATTGGATAAATACTTTTTTTATTTAAACAATAAATAGATTCAAACTCTCTATATGGATTTTGTTTTTTTATCAAAGCTCCTGCTCCGTCTACTATAATTGATACAGCCTCTTCAAATTTGCTAAAATAAAAAGATGTCAAAGCATGATAAATATGATGTTTTGTTATATCAAAAAAATAAGGAGGATTATTCAATTGATTTTGAATAATTTTTATTATTTTATCCTCCTCTAAATCAGAGGGTCTTCCATATGAAGCATAACAAACAAAATCAACTTTATTTATTTTTTGTAAAATACTTTGAAAAACTTTAAAATTTTTAGAGCTAGGTTCCCAATGTTTTTCTAAAATAAATCTATCTTCGTTATAGAATTCTTTAATAATATTGTCTTCGTAAACACATATTGAGGGATGATGGGATATATTGATTCCTAAAATCTTCATTAAAAATGTATAAGTTATTTTTAATGTTTAAGCAACTTAACATTTCCATCTTCTTCTTGCTTGTCTTATTCTTGAATTTGGATCTTTAGCAGCTTTAGGAAATTTTTTCATTTGGCCTAAACTTCTAGCACAAAAACTCTTTCTACGCTTGGCATCTTTAGATCCTGGTTTTACTTTACCAGTTACGGCAGTTTTTAATTTAGAGCCTGGATTCATTCTTCTATAAGCTTTGACTCCAGCTTCTGTCATACCTGCACCTTTTTGAGTAGGTCGATAATTTTTTTTATTTCTTGGTGGCATACCACCTTTTTTAAAACTTAATAATTCTAAAGTATAATCATCCATCATTATGTGAATGTAATAGTTACGCCCGGTGTTGCAGTTAAATCTAAATAAACACCTTCAGCAAAGAAGATGCCTGACCCTGGAATGTACATATCTAAACCTTCAGTTCCAAACTTGTAAGTCGCAACTACTGTACCTGAAGCTCCACCACTTTTTAAAACAATTGAAGAACTTGCTGCACCTTCAGCTTGAATAGATGTAACTCTAGCTCTTCTTGTTGTAGCAACCATTTGACCATCTGCTGTTGCGTGAGCTACTGATTGATCTGATGTAAAACTTCCTCCACCTGACATTTATTATCCTGGGTTAGATGTTGTTAGTTGTGGTGCATTATACTTATCAGTTAATAATGTATAAGCAGTAACTTTAGTTTTAGTTTTACAAAAAATTCCTGCTGGAAATAAAATTCCATCTTCAGGAAAATTAAAATTAATTACATCGCCTGACGGTACATCTGCTTGAAATAAAGTTGTTCCAGTATTAGAAGTAGTGGTTAATTCTAAAGTTCCTGCTCCAGTTCCATCAGAGGCAATGATAATACCTTTTAATCTTACTGCTGGAGCAATAACTGCAGAAGCTCCTGCAGCAGCGTCTGTTCTGGTCGCTTGTATGTCGGCTTTTACTGCCATAAATTCTCCTATTTAGTTGTGGCTCCCGAAGGAGCCACTAATTATTTATTACTGATCAGCAAAAGGTGTTGCTAAAGTTCCTGTAGCATTTAGTAATCCTTGTACTAAATACAAGTTTGCTGCTATTGCAGTAAATTTAACATAAGAACCTTTTAACCCACCTGTTGTTGCAACAGAAGCACCAGCTTCTCCATTTAAGTTCATCTCGTTATTTGTTGCAGCTGGAACAAATTGTTTTCCAGCAGTTGACGCATCAATTCCAAGAGTAACCATACCAACAAATTTGTCAGCAGTGTTAGCTGTTTGAATTGTTCCTGTGAAATCATCTGTAAAAAGAATTTCAAAAGTAGTTCCAATTGTGTTTGCATTATTTGGATCACTTCCTGGTCCTGCAATAGCAGAATCAGCAGTTGAAACAATTGAAGGTATTGTGATTGCAGTTGGTGTTCCTGCAGGATCCATTGTTACTAATCTTCCTGCATGGTCAGCAACAGTTAAATCTGTAGCTAAAGTAACAGCTTTTACTGCAGAAGGTCCTAAATTAATAAAACCATTTTTTGATCTGACTGGTCCGTCAAATGTAGTATTTGCCATAATATTCTCCTTTGTATAGCATTAATTTTGTAGTCTCTATACCGTCTGCCTAGCCAGTCTACAAAATAATTATTTACTAGGTCTTTTTATTATACATAAAAAAAGGGGCGATGTGAACACCGCCCCTTGATATTAATACTTTCTAATTAGTATTAGCTAGTTGGTAATTTACCGTTACCAAATATACATCTTGGATCAGAGAATCCAAAAGAATATCTTTCTCTAGCTTTAAATCTAACATTTCCAGTATCGAAGTCGCCTTCAATCGCAGTTTTGATTGGCGATCTAACAAAGTGTTTTAAGCCGTTAGGTACGTCAGTCAATAAAAAGAATGAATCAGTGTCAGTTAAAAAGTTATTAACTGCATAACCTTCTGGTACCATTCCCATTGAAACGATTGCGTTGATATCGTTATCAGCAGTTGAAGTTCTTTGAGGAGACTTCATCAATCTCTCAGCAGTAAATTGTAATTCTTTTGGAATTATCATTTTTCTACCTTGAGCAGCGATTCTTAATCCTCTTTCATCTACAAATCCTGCGATGTCGATTAACGATTGCTCTAACGAAGTTTCGTTAAGATCTGCAGCTGTAGTTAAACGGTTTGAGAATACACCACCTGTTGCAAGTGGGTGTGATGTGTTAATTAAAGACACACCGTCTCCACCTGTTACAGTAGTTACTTCTGCTTGGTTTAACACGTTTGCAGCTTTTACTTGCTTCGTGTTTGACATAGATCTTGCAAGAGCTCTTGTGTATCTTGCAGCTAATCTGTCATATAGATTATCTTCGATTGCTTCTTCAGTGATAGCAAATGCTAAAGCGATTGTTTCGTGATTGTATCTAGCAGTGAAAGTTTCTCCCGCTTGATCAAAAACTACTCCAGCACCTTCTTGTTTAGTTGGTGCAGAAGCGAAACCACTTAACATTACTTCTTCTTCAAAAGCTCTGTCAGATGTTTCAGTTACGAAAATCTCCGCATGTTGATTCTCATATCTGTTATACTCAAGTCCGAATAGTGCATTCAGACCTGGCTCTAGTTCTTTAACTAGTTGTGATCGTGATATAGCCATAATCTTATTCTCCTATTATAGACCTGTTCCACCTTGACGGTAGAAGTGATTGTTGATTCTAACAAGAATATTAGCGTTTGATGTAGAAAGATCATCATTCTCTGGATCTTGCGATATATCAATTGCCTGTACTGCAAAAGTACCTGCAGTTCCGCTAACACTTACGTCTAGCATCACTTCAGATATTCCTGTTGTTGTATTTCCGGTTGCCGTAGAAAGCGAATAGTTTCTAAATAGATCCGCTTGTGCAAAAACATCATCAGCATTCATCAAAAATACCGCATCTGGATCATCAACTACGAAAGCAGTGATGTTGCCATCTGTAGTTGTAATTCCACCTGGGTAAGAATTTCTGTATGTTGGTTTTCCTGATGTTGGATCATTATAAAAACATCCGTTAAAAACACCCACAACAGCATAAGAAGTATTTCCAGCAGCTCTTGTAACTGTACCATTTGTTAATGGTCTTACTAAGTCGCCTTGGAAAATAGCAGTTGCACTGCCGTTTGCTATCTTATATCTGTTTTGAGCTCCTACTAATGGTGTACCGTCTAGTTTTCTGTAAGGTCTTAGACCAAACTTTTCTAGTTGATTTGCCATAGTTATTTTCTCCTTTAACAGTTTATTTTAATAACCCTGTAGCAATAACAAAAAAATTATTTTTTGCGACTACCACCAAAGGTCACTCTCGACTGTCTATCAATATTGATAGGCATGTCTGGGTGCTGTTCCTTCATAAGATCATTGTCTACCGCGTTCATTCTGTCTTGAGTAATTTTATCAAAATACTCAGCACGTGAGATCAAAATCTCTTCTGGTATCCTTGCCAGCACAAGGCCTCCAATCCCAATACACCCCTCGTATCTTCCTTCAGTATAGAAAGGATATTTGTTTTCGCCAATCTCTTCTTTAATTTGATCGACTTTAACAAATTCCCAACCTTCCCTTAATTTTTTAGATACATTAGCTGTATCTTCAAAACCTTGAACGGTAGTACGTATCCATCTGTGTGCGTACCCGTTCGGTGCAGGTGGTGCATCCAAACTGGATGGTGGAGTCCAGGTTTTTTTAGCTTCTTTTGAAGCTTTGTTTTCTGACTCCCGTGAAGTTCTCTTAATTGTACTCATAACTATTTATCCTCCTTCACGTATCTAGCATATTCCTCTAGTGGCACATTTAATCTTTTAGCTATTGCTACCTGTGATTTTGTGAGTCTCACAGTTCTGCGTCCTTGTTGGCTACGACCAGCCGAAGCAACAGTTTGGACGGGTTTAGGTGCTTCTTTTTTTGGCTCGTCATTAGCAGCATCAAAACTATCAGGAAAATATTTCCTTAGTCTTGAATTAACTTCATTATAATACTCATCACTGTCTACTTCAATACCCTCTTGAGCAATATTGTTGTGAATAGTAATTGCAGCATTAGTCATGACTTCATCAGTTCCAAACCATGAGTTCTCCTCAGCCCACTTCTTGGCTTTAGGAGTAATTTGTGGCATAGAATCTGATGTTCCGCTGTTTGAGGTATCAGCTTGTACGTTTTTTTGTTGTTTATTATCTTCTTCAAGTTTCTTTTTTTCTTCTCGATTTGCTATCTCTAATCTAGCTTTTTCTTTTTCTACAGCTAATTGAGTTAACTTATCGTTTGCCTCCATCATTTTAGAAGCGTCTTGCTTTTCGATAGCTTGTTGAAGAGCTACTTTGACCTGTTCCCTTTGAGCATCTACTCTTGCATCTAATTCTTTTAGATACTGTTCATCAGTAGAATTTAACTTTCTAAGATTAGTGTCAAATTTCTTTTGTATACCTTGAGCATATTCAAGAGCTGCTTTTTCTCTTCTTTCAGCTTCTTTCTTTTGAAAAACAAGTTTATCAATTCTTTTTTGATAATCTCTTCTTGATTCACTCAAGTTTGGTTTATCTTCTGACTTAGGTTCAACTTTTTTTTCTTGGATAACTTCTTCTTTTACTTCTTCCGTTATCTCAATATTTGGTTGTTCCTTTTTTTCATCAGATGGTTTTTCGTGACCAGTATAACCTAGGTCAACTTCTCCAACATTTAAGTTGGGTTCTTTTTCTTTTTTTTCTTCCTCTTTTACTTCGACATTTTGTTCTTTAACATCATCAGTATCGAGTTCGACTTCTTTTTCTTTGGCTAATAATGCTTCCGCACTATAGTCTTTTACTTCTGCCATGTTTATCCTCCTTTAAAATAAATGGAGAATATCTTCTGGCTTTCCTATAGTTCCTATTATTTCGTCATCATTGAGAATACGGTGTTCTCCGTATTTAGTTTGAAATCTTGATCCAGAGTATCTGCCATAAATGACAAATTCTCCTTCTTTACACCACGCACCATTCGGAAATTTTTCTTTATCTTGATAACAAAGGTCTCCTAATTTAACAACTAACCCAACGACAGTAGTCATTTGAATCTTATCTTGAGTTTCATCTGTTATTAATAAGCCACCTTTAGTTTTAGCTTTACCAGACCAAGGTCTGACAAGCATTCGGTATCCGACTGGATTAGGTATGATTTCAAGATATTCTTTGATGCCTTTTGGATCTGTTGGAATTTGTGATTTAACCTCTTCTTCTTTTTTTTGGTTTTTTCCAAAATCTGTAAGTTTAGGTTTTATCAATTGTACCATCGTCATTCTCCTTATGCAGGTTTTTAATATCCTGAAGCAGCGTTTCTAATCCGCTGAGTCTGCCTCTAGCATACATTAATTGAGATTCAGTTTCAACCCCATAACATATGTGTTCTTTTACATCTTCTATTTGTTTCAAAACTTTTGTTTTAATTGCTTCTATAGTGTGAAAATCAAACATTTAATTCCTTTTTAAAGCTATTTTAGCTTTACCTTGTTTAAGTAACATAAAACCAAATTCGTTTACTATTATTTTTAAAACTGCATCCATATCATAATATTTATAATCATCATAAACAAATACACTTCCTTTGTGAGACCTTTCTCCAAAAAAAATAGATTCTTTTATAACATCTACAGTTTTATGAGGACCATCAAAATGTACTAGATCATATTTATTAATTATTTCTTTTTTTTCTCTATAAATTGGTACACCGTCATAAAATCTTTTCATAAATTCATCATCTCCCATTTGGAAAAGAGAAAAATTTTTGTAGTCTAAATCTTTCATTAATTGTTGTTTCATCTCATTTGTGTAATCACTAGTATATGATTTTGGTATGTCGTAATGTTGATATTCTAAATTACCATATGGGTCTATACCTATATGCCAATGGTTTTTTTGTTCTAAATTCATTAAGATCAATTTTGATCCTAATCCTCTTCTGACACCTATTTCAGCTGTAAATAAATTATCTGAAGTTAATGATTTACAGGCCTCTATTAATATTTCGTATTCTTGACCATCTCCCTCTATCATATTTTAAAAGGTTGCAAAGCTTTTATTTTTTCCTCTGCGTCTACTATTTTTTGTAATAATTTATCTATTTCTTCTATGTGTTGAGGGTGTTCTCCAATTCCTACTGAACTGGTCAAATATATTTTTATTGTTGCATCAGCACTAGATATTTCTGCATTGTACTTATCCTCTAATGCTTGAAGTAAAGCTAATTTAACATCCATAAAGGATCTATACTTAAATTTAAACTAATTGCAATATTTAATTATAGGGTGGATATATGCTTTTAATTTTTCCTTGAGCTTTTAGTTTTTTTAAATCGCCTAAATTCATTTTAGAATAATCAGGATCTTCATACAACTGTAGGTGGGGATCCTTTTGGGGTTCAGGTTTAAATAAACTTTTTATCCAATCCCAAATCATTTTTTACCTCCACCATTTCTAAATATTTGTGTGCCCTTTATTCCGTAGATCGATGCTACGACAAGGATCCATAAATTTGTGAACCATGACGGCAGCTGCGAGAACATATCGAAGAATAATTTTACTTTTTCCATAGCAGACGGATCATCTGATATAACTGCCCAAGCGAGTACCACCACGGGCAAACTGAGAATTATCAAAACTGCCTCGTCCTTCCAGTCTGACTGTCGGGCTTCTAACAATTTTCCTTGGTAAGCTTCCTCTCCTCGAGCTTGTCTCTCTGCATGTAATAATTGTGCATCTGACATAGCCATTTTGGCTTTTTGCTTGTTGGCATAAATTTTTGATCCTGCAGAAATTGCAAGTTTAATAGCTGAAAACCACATTATTTTTTATATCCTCCTCTTTTCATTTTTATTGGTGGCACTTGTGAGTTAGGTCCTCTTTTAGGTGGGGGACCATAACTTACTCCACCAGATAAACCTCCAACTTTATAAGCTTTAAAATTAAAAAAATTATCTTTTGGGCTTATCAAAGTTTGATCTATTTTTTTTGTTGTAGCAATTGGTTGAATCGGTTGTGTTGGTGTTATACTTGGACCGCCACCACCTCTTGTGTTGTTTTTTGGACCAGTAGGGCCTGTTGTTAACATCTCGCCTCCAAGAGGATCAATATTTCTTTGTTCTTTTAAATTTTTTGCATCATAGGCCTGTTTTTTTCCGAAGTTTATAGCAGTTGTAGCTAATTGATAAGACACTGGAGTAAATATTCCTAAAGGTCTAGTGTTTATGTAGTTTGGACCTTTTCTTGTTGTTACATTGTTTCTACCACCAAAATTTTGTCCTTGTTTTGATTTGTCATAATCTTTTTTACTCATTCCTCTTTGTTGAAAATTTAAATCTCTTCCATCTCCTTTTCCTGATGGACCAGTTCCAAAGTCATCACTAGAAGCATCCATCCCTCCTCCTCTAGCTTTTATAACTTTTTTTAATTTTCCAGAATTTTCCATAGCATAAAAAACAGAGTCTCCTTTTTTCTTACCATATTGGTCTCTGAATTTTGCTTTTAATTTTTTTCCTTTAGCTGTTAGAGGCATTATTTTTTAACCTTCTTTCTTGCTATTTCTAATTTTTCATCTGCTATTCTAATTCTTTCTGCAGCTTGATCTTCATTGTTTTCTAATTTCATTTTTTCTATATCTAATTTTTCATCTATTTCATTTTCTCTTATTTCATTAGACATCATATCTTGATCTGCTTTTCTTTGTAAATCCATAGCTTTTAAATCTAATTCTCTTTGTTTTAACATTACTAATGGATCTTGTTTACCCATATTTTCGCTTTGAGCTAACTCTAAAGTTAAGGTTGCAACTCTATTTGCTATCATAGAAGCTATTTGAATTTCTGCTCCTTCAGGATCAGCTTGTAACATTTGTTGCATATTAGGATCATTTTGTATTTGAGCTCCAACTTCTCCTTGAGCCAGCATAGAAATGTGTTCTGAAATATGTGATTGTAGTGCAGAATAAACTTGTGGATTTATTTGCACCATTCTTGTCGACATAAATGCTCTATGAGCAGTAATATGTGCCATATGGTCTTGAGTAGGAAATGCTCTTAAAGGTTTCATCATAATCGCTTCCATATTTTCTGTTGCTGGGTCTTTTGGCACTGGTTTTTCTTGAGGAATAAGTAATTGATCTATATCTTGAGTGCCTAAAGCCTCATAAACTCTTCTATATGCTTCTCTAAGGTTGTGCATCATAGGATTTGACATAGCAATTTTCAAATTTTCGTTAGCAAGTGTAACTCTTTGAGCCATACTCATAATATTTGGGTCTGCAATCGGTATTACATCTACTCTATCGTCAAAATCAGTTGCTTTTACTGCTTGATCTGCTCCATAAACTGAATATGGGTAAATTGGAGGTAGGTAAGTTGCAAAAACTTTTGATAAAAGTCTAAATTCTCTTCTCATTGAGTAATAACATCTCTTGTGTATAGCACTCATGACCCTCGAACCTCGTTCCAATAACGAAACTGTAGTACCAACAGCTCTATTTTGTAAATCATTACCAGTATCCATATTAGTTATCGCTGCAAATTTTTGTCCAGCTTGTACAACAAAGCCCATTAATTGATACAATGTAGCTGATGGCTCTTTAAATGGTAAAATTTGAAATTGATCTTTGATATTTCCACCGGGTGCATCTACATCTCTAAACTCTCCTGGTTGAAATGGTTGGTCATCATCACGAATTCTTATACCTCTAGACTTAAATCCAGCTGGTAAATTAGATAATGTACCTGCATCTAGTAATTGTCTTAGAGATTGTGTAGCTGTTCTACTTAATCCACCAATCATATGTGTTAAACCAAACCCATAAAATCCTAATCCTGGTAAAAATTTAAAATGAACAAAGTATTCTTTTCTTTTTTTAGTTTCATCGTTCATTTCATAGTTACGATAGATAGATAATATTTGTCCAGAGCCTTCATCGATTGTTATAATGTATGGAACTTTTACTTGTTTCTCTGGATTTTGCATTTCAAACTCTTCTAAATTACAATCTACATGCATCTCTAAAATAGAAAAAGAATATTGCTTATCTCCACTAGGTGTTATTCCTTCTAACTCTTGGTATTTTTTTTCAATTTCAGTTGGACCCTTAGAAGTTGGTTTAAGTTCTACATCTCTATAAAAGCCTGCTTGTTGTTTTTTTAAAATTTCGTTCTCTCCCATTTTAATAACATGAGTAATTCTTTCACAATCCATTAAATCTGTTGCATAATATGGAACCACTAAATCTTCAGCTGGTATAAATTTAGAAACAGCTCTTTGCATTACTTCATCATAATAAACCTTCTTAAATGCAGAACCTGCTAGTGCTAAATAAAATAATAATTGATCAAACTCTGGAGTATATTCTTCCATTTCTTCAGTAATCATATAGTTCATAAAATCTTGAACTCTTTGTGCTTGATTCATTTTTTGATTATCTTCTACGCCAAGGACTCTAGTTTTAACTGGCCCACCCGATGGTAATAATTCTTTATAAGCTTGTGCTTGAAATTGTGTAACTGCTTCAGATAATAATGGATGAGTTACTGAAGCCGACCCTCTAAACGGTCTTGTCATTTCTCTTTGGTTTAAACCTAACAAATCTAGATTATTTGTATAACTTGTTTCCCAATCTTTTCTTGAAACTCTATCTTTTTTATAATCGTCAAGCAATCGATTAGACATTCTTTGTAAAACCTCATCTGACATATCATCAGCAAGATTTTTAAAAAATGATTCAGTTTCTGATACAGCTTCTTCAACAGTTGTTTGGTTATTATCTTCCGATTCTAACTCAACATCAATTTCTTCTGTCTCAGGAGTTTCAGTCTCCTCAACGATTGCTTTTTCGATTTCAGCCATTTTAGTAAAGCTTAGTTGGTTTCATGCCACCCATAGCCATTCCGCCACCACGAGCTTTTACCATTTTTCCTTTTTTCAATTGTGTTTTTGGACCAAGTATAGCTTTATTTAAAAAATCTTTAAAACCACCAGAAGGTTCATTTCTTCTACTCTTCATAATCTTAGAATAAACTTCTTTGTTTTTAAATTTTTCTAAGCCTTTAGTAATAGTTCCATCATCTCCTACAAAAATACTTTTCATATTTCTTTTTGAAGGTAAGTCTGATCTTTTAAGTTTTGTTACGCCTTCAACAACTTTATCTTTTAAAACAGGTTTAGTAGCACTATATGCTCTATCTGTTGTAAATGCTTTTTTTGCTTTAGCGTAAGTATCTCCTAGGGTACTTTTTGGCATTTTACCAATCAGTCCTAACTTTGATGCACCTGCTAATCCGACCATAGCAGCCAACATCATATTTCTTTTTCTTGATTTTTTTGACATATGTTCTCCTTAATAATATATATATTTTTTCCTCTTATAATTTTCTATCTCATCCTCGTCAGAATAAGTCTTTATAAAAGAACCTTGTCGGTATCTTAACATAGCTTGTGTAGTGCTGTCCACATAATCATCATGCTCTCCGTGAGGAAAAGCTGCACATTCTTCTATAACTTCTTCTGCCCAATGTTCATCTCTTGGATAATACACTTGTCCAGATTCAAATATAGGGGAACACGCATTAACTCTAGAATGTTTATCTTGTCCTCTTCCAGGAGTGTAATCCATAACTGGTATACCCATTCTTCTAAATTCTTGTAATAAACTTTGACCCGATGCTTTAGCTTCTATGATAACTGTTTCGGGTTGCCAGTATTTATATTGATCTAGGGCTACCATTTTTAATTCAGGAAAATCGTATTTACCTTTTATAGCATCAACTAAAATTATTGCATCAGGCCCAGCTTCGTGAGGCGTGAATATACCCCAAGTGGTAATAGCAGAATAATCGGCAGTTTCTTTTTTACTAAAAGCCGTGTCGTAAGATTGTATAACATGTTTTAAAGTAGGAAGTTCCTTGGTCCACGGAACCCACCAGTCTCTTTTTAAAATGGCTCCTTCCTCAGAAGTTGGATTTTGCATATATTGTGCAGACCAATTTCTAATAGAGATAGATGCCTTAACTTTTTCTAATTCATCAAGAGCCCAATACTCTGGCCAAACTGGTTGAACATTTTCATCTTCTCCAATTAGAGCTGGAAAAGAAATTTTTTCCCACTTATCTGCTTTAGGTTCAGACTCTGCTTTAATTAATCTACCAGTCAAATCATCTTGAGCCCACCTTGTCATTACAAGTACAATTGAGCCTCCCGGTTGTAAACGCTGTCTTGGTCCAGATAAATACCAATCATAAGTTCTCTCCATCGCACTATCGGATAGTGAGTCTTGTTCAGTATGTGGATCATCGATAATAAGTAAGTCCGCCCCTCGTCCTGTGATAGAACCGCCAACACCCGCTGCAAAATATTCCCCACCTTGATTGGTCTCCCAACGTCCTTTTGCTTTACTATCTTCTCTTAGTTTAACATCTCCAAAGATCTGTTTATACTCTGGACTGTCAATTAAATTTCTTACCTTAGCACCAAACCTACCTGAAAGTTCTGCGTTGTGGGACACTTGCATTAATTTCATTTTAGGATTTTTACCTATCATCCAAGCAGGAAAATATATAGATGCAAACTCAGATTTAGTGTGCCTAGGAGGCATATTTACTATGAGCCTTCCTTTTTTATTTTTTGCTATCCTTGTAAACTCGTGAGCTATGTGTTGATGGTGCCCCCATTTATTTGGATCACTATCAGTTCTACAAATGAAATCAGGCCAAACATTCTTTACAAAATACAAGAAGTTATCTTGGCATAATTTTATATGTTGAAGCCACACTTTTTCGAGCCTCTTTCGTAGTTCATCTGTAGTCAATAAATCTGTATTGGTCATATAAATTTACTATACCCTTGGGTCCCCAAAAAATAAACCCCTATTTATTAGAAGCCTCACTACTTCTATTTGTGGTACTAAGTAAAGGTAAAGTAAGTAAACATACGATTTTTAATCGTAAAAAATAAAAAAAATAAATTTTTTTTATTTTGAATTTTGGTTGGTACCTCTATTAATTATTTAAATAGGCCACCGACTTAGGTGGCCTATTGTTTATAATTTATTTTTTTTGCTCCTCTATTACATAGTGATCGATCCGATCATATGCAAATAATTCGACTTTATGCAAGGTCATTGAGTTGGCCATTGTATGAGTATGAAGAGTGTTCCCCTTCTCTATTTCTAATTGCCAATTACCGTCACTGTCTTTAAGTGGTCTACAATTAATAAACCAACCTTTATAAGATAGCCTAGCCATTTTAAACCTCCATTGATTTTAAAGCTAAAATAACTCCACCGATGGCCATAAGGCCACCGATGAGAGCATCAACACTAAAAAGAACTACAACACCTAAAAAGGCAATTGCAAAACTAATTAGAATTAAAAATATATGTAATGCTATATTCATTATTTAGCTTTTTTGTAGTTGGTTTTTAATTCAACAGACTCTCCACCTACTAAAAAATTATTATAGATTTCTGGATGTCTATCTTTAAAAGCCTTAACATCAAATCTAGTAGTATTCTTTTTAAGAATTTCCAAACTAAATTCGTGGCCTTTATGTTTACCGACTGTAAACCCTCCCAAAGCTTCAACAAGTGGTAAGGTTTCCTCCTTTATATCAACCCATAATTTATTATATGACTTTCTATAAAGATTGATTTCACAAGCTTTAAGAAGCTTGGCCGATGTAGCTGCCTTTAATTTAGGTAGCTTTTTTATTTGTTTTTGTACTGACATTTTTTAACTCCTTTGTTAGTGTTTTTTATGTTTTGTACATCTCCCATATTAATGAGATATAAAAAGAAGTCAACAAAAAAAATTAAATGATTTACAGCCCTAGATTGTAGGGCTGTAAATTAGAATCGTTCTAAACTGCGAATATAATCAAAATGATGAAAATGGTGCCTATAGGAAAGAATACCGCAAATCGAAATAAAAAGGCAATGAATTCATTCATGCGACCGCCTTTATAAATTTATTATTAATTTTACGGCCTTGACCCTTCGCAACGAGTCCAACAACCACGCCCCGAGGATCTCGGAATCGTAAATCGTGCTTATCTCCATTTATTACCCTTCGGCCCTTCCATCTTTTTGGCAGCTTATCCTGGAAAACAACAGCCACATTATGACCGGATTTAATAGCTTCACTGATGTCCGAATCGTTACGGCCTGAGTCGCTGAATGTAACATCGTAATTTTTAAGATTATGATCCAGGTAATTTAACACTTTAGTATAATCATAAAATTGTACATCAGGATGGAGCTGCATAAGACTCGAACCGCCTTCAACCTTCATACGGTGCCAAGCTAGGTCACTGGTCCCGTTTAATCTTACAGCGAATTTAAATCCTTGAGACCGGGCTCTTTTTTTGAGCTGCTCAATTTCACGACTCAGGTCCCATAAAAACGCATTCTTATTGGTCCAGAAATAATTAGTTTTATTCAATCTAGCTTTTTGGACCGAACCCATTTGGCCGCGGCCTGATGTATTTAAACAAGCTGCAGCACATTCTGGGGACGCTTTAGGACAAACATTTTTGCCGCTTAAGGTAAACGGTGCCAGGTGGAGGATGGCTGTTTTATAGCCATACTTCTCCCCCTTAGCCATTTTAGTTTGGCTGTAATAATTAAGCAGCATGGTTTACCGTAACCCAGCTGCCGTTAACTTTGGCCAATTTGATTTGGCTGCTATAGATTGAGCCAGCTTCGTCAAAAAAACCCAGCTCCGAGCCCTTAGCATCTATGAGCACAGTTTTTTTAACGCCCTTGCCTTGCTTTGGACTCTCCAAAAGTTTTCCGCTGCATAAAATAAACGGATGCAGCTGATCACTTTTTATTTCTTGGCCTTTTTTTAGATCTTTAAAGTTTATCATTTTTATTCTCCTTTGTTAATATCTCCCATTTATATGAGATGCTCACAGCTGTCAACTATTTATTTAGAAGCCGTGACTCCTGGACCACCGGGACCAATTACCTGGAGAGCTGCCCCAATAAGCTTTGAGCTGCTAAAAAATAATTTTTTATTTTTTTATAAAGGTAAATCCATATGGCGAAAATTTTCGTTGTATATCTCAATAATTACCTACGCATAAAGGTACATATAAAACAAAAAAATTTTCGTTGTACATCTCAAAAAATACACGAGTAAAGGCACACGAGGCACGAAACTTTTTTCGTTGTGTATCTCAAAATTTGCACAACGAAGTTGTGCAAATTGAAAGATGCGTGAGACGAGGTTCAAGCATCTTGGATTTTTTTTATTGCGTCTTTCAAATTGAGTGATGAGTAGGCACGAACCAAGCGTCTCGGTTCACGAACCACGAATATTTCTAGATTTTCAGAAGCCCTCTGCGAGAGGTCTTCTCGCAAGATAAAAGAGTGTCCACCATTCTTGTAGTGTGTTAAATGCCAATTGATTTGAAACTTTGTAAGTCCACAATTCTTGACATCATTTGACTTGAGTTCAATCCAAATACTTTTCCCATTTATCAACCAATAAACATCTGCAATTCCATTGATTGTACTACTTTCTACACGAAAAATTTGACCTTTTAAGTTTAATTTTTTTATGCGTTGCCAAAGATTTTTTTCTGATTTTGCCATTAACTTATTAAGTCAATAACATATAAAAACCCCTAACGCCACTCTCGCATTGTTAGGGGTTTAACTAGTCAAATATAGACTACTATATTATAGGTATGATTGGAAGTTCTTTTATATTCGTATGAATTGCACCACCATTATTTCCTTCATCATCACTTGTTGGTGTTAACCAAGTCCCATTGTCCAATAAAATCTGTATTGGTTGACAATGCCAACCTTGTTCATCTGCCAATTCTTCAGTACAATATTCAACCTTTACAATCGTTCTTCCTACTAAATATTTATTTATTCTTTTTTGCCAATTATCGCAAAGTTCTTTATTGTTCATCTCGTCAAGTTTTTTTGTTTTTGCCATTATTACTCCTTTTTTGCCATAGCACTTTTTTTATGTAATTGAACATCTAGATTGGTTGCATAATCCCAAACAATAATAAATCGTTCCAACCAATTAACTTGTTTATCAGTAAGTTTATCGTTCCACATAATCTCTTCATCTGCACTTCCTAATGGGGACAGTTTCTCTCTGTCCCCAAAATTATTGTAAATTTTAACAAGTGTATCAATACTAACCATTTGGAAGCGATTTAACAGTTTCACTAGGAATTGTCATATTGATATTATTTTGTTTAGCAATCAAAGCAATTTGTTTTAAAACTTCTGCACCAATCATATCACTATGCAATAAGTCTTCTGCCTTTTCTTGCAATTCATCAAGTTGTTTAAGTTCTTGACCTTTTTTAGAATTGTAAAATGCTTTTTTTGTTTCAAGCCTACACAATTCTTTTAGAAACTTATCAAAGCACTCTGATAAATCATAAGTTTTATCTTTATCATCAAAAGAGGGAATATTATCATTATTCCAAACTTTTCTTGTTTCTTGCCAACCACTTAACTTTTCTTCAAGTTTATTGTAATAACTTCTAACAAGGTCTCTTTTCTTTTCTAACACTTCTCTATAACTAGTTGAGTATTCGTTAAAATCTTTTTGAACTTGTTTAAGTTTTAACAATTCCTTTTCTATATTTAATCTTTTTTTAAATATAGGAAAGTTTTTAGCAGATTGTTCATTAATTTGATTTTGATGTAATGATTCAATTGCCTCTTTTTTATCAGAGAATTTGTTTTTAAGTTTATTTGACCAATATTCTCTGTTGTCTTTACTTATTTGTTTAGACATTTTTGCTCCTTTGTTTTGTTAGTTTGTTGTGGTGCTTTGGTTAGGTCAATCCCCACTACTAACACCACAAGATTATTTTTATTTTTTAACAATTGTTAAAAATAATCAAAAAATTCTTTTAACCTATACTAAACCCACCACTATTTTCGCAAAATTCTGCAAACTCTTCAACATTTTTTATTGAAAAGGGGTAAGACGCATCACTATTCTTTTTGTTATATATTCTTTCCCATTTATCGTGATCTTTTTTAGGGAAATCTCTAGGAACAAGATTATCATTTTTTAATCTTTTCTTTACTTCTTTACAATGTTCCTCAAGTTCCTTTTCTATTTTATCGTTAGCCTCTTCAAGTTGTTTTCTCTTTAACTCCCAAGCATTTGCAAACTTTTTTGTATGGCCAATACTAATCAAGTATTTTAATTGTTTAGCGATTTCTAAAGCCTCTGTTTCTTCAACTATACAATGATCATTGTAAGACCAACACTTCTTTTTATCTTCATCAATAACTTTAGTATGTTCAAGAACATAATGTGCTAGAGGTCGCCACCACCAAACATTGTTTCTAAAATAAGTGCCAACTTGTTCTTGATACTTA